AAAGATGTCTCTCATATCCTAGACTGAGGGTGTCTAGGAAATAAGTACCTCCACCATTTCCCTGATGGACTTACTTACTTTTAAACGTACAAATGACTGCTACACTTTCACAACAAAAACAAACAAATTCCTGGGAACAATTCTGTAACTGGGTAACTTCAACCGATAATAGGTTGTATGTGGGATGGTTTGGAGTCCTTATGATTCCTTGCCTACTTGCTGCTACAACTTGTTTCATCATCGCATTCATCGGTGCTCCCCCAGTGGACATTGATGGCATTCGTGAACCAGTTGCTGGATCTCTAATGTATGGAAATAACATCATCTCTGGTGCTGTTGTTCCAAGTTCTAACGCCATCGGCCTGCATTCGTAAAGGAGTGCCTTATACCAGAAATGGTATAAGCAAATCGGGTGAATTGCTGGAAACCTAACCCAGTGAAAGGATAAAAGTGTATAAATAGTAATATGGAAACCACTTCTATCCTAATGACTATCTACGAACAGTTTATTGAGTATTGTAAAATTGAAAACTTTGATAGTCAGTACTATGAAAAACACCATATTGTTCCAAGACATTCTGGTGGTACTGATGATAAAGAAAATCTAATTTACTTACCTCCACATATTCACACACTCGCACATTATTACCGTTGGTTGTCATTTCAAGAAATAGGTGACAAAGTTGCTTACGAAATGAGATGGAACCAAAATATGGAAGGTGTGAAACTTCGTTCTCAACTTGCTGTTGAAACTAATAAACAAAAGGGTAATACTTTTTGGAATAGTGAATGGCAAAGAGAGCAGGGACTAAAAGGTGGAACAAAAGGAGGTTCTGCTAATACTCAAAACCAGTTTATTGCTAGACAAAAAGTTGGTAAAACTTATGGAAAGCAAGTTGGTCTTTCAAGGCAAAAAAGTGATTTGGTAGAAATACTGAAACACTCCACATCTTGGAAACACAAAACTGGAAAAACTGTTACTCTTTTTCCACAAGAAAGTGTGACTAAACTTTGTGAAGAACTCCAAAGTATTGAATACTTTGATATTCCAAACAAAGCACTTATAGGAAAACTTCTTCGTGGTGAAAAAAAACAACTTTATGGGTGGTCTTTTACTGGTATGGCAATCAGCAGCCAAGACACAGACGATACTTCTGTGTAAGGTTCATCGACTAGTCGGTTTCTCAAGCGTGAGATGTAATACGACATTAGCGCCCGACACCCTCAATTTAGGGTGATGATATAGTCAGCACCATAAGGAAACTTATGGATTATGCGTTCTACCCCATCTGGGAAGCTGCTTCCCTAGATGAGTGGCTTTACAACGGTGGTCCTTTCCAACTCGTTGTCTTCCACTTCCTCATCGGCATCTACTGCTATATGGGTCGTGAATGGGAACTTTCTTACCGTCTAGGTATGCGTCCTTGGATTATGGTTGCTTACAGCGCACCTGTTGCTGCTGCATCTGCGGTATTCCTGGTCTATCCTTTCGGTCAAGGTTCTTTCTCTGATGCAATGCCTCTGGGTATCTCTGGTACGTTCAACTATATGCTTGTCTTCCAAGCAGAACACAACATTCTGATGCACCCCTTCCATATGCTTGGAGTTGCTGGTGTCTTCGGTGGTTCTCTGTTCAGTGCTATGCACGGTTCTCTGGTTACTTCCTCGCTGGTTCGTGAGACCACCGAGAATGAGTCCCAGAACTATGGTTACAAGTTTGGTCAAGAAGAAGAGACCTACAACATCGTTGCTGCACACGGTTACTTTGGACGCCTTATTTTCCAATATGCTTCCTTCAATAACTCCCGTTCGCTGCACTTCTTCCTTGCTGCTTGGCCTGTAGTTGGAATCTGGTTTGCTGCTCTTGGTGTAAGCACCATGGCATTCAACCTTAATGGTTTTAACTTTAATCAATCACTTCTATCATCTGATGGTCGTGTGATTAATACCTGGGCTGACATTCTTAACCGAGCAAATCTTGGTTTTGAAGTAATGCACGAGCGTAGATTTGGGTATTGCGCTCTTTAAATCGGATGAATTGCTGGAAACCCCAAGTGGGCAATCAGCAGCCAAGTCCTAGATACATCTAGGAAAGGTTCAGAGACTACCTGAGGAATAAAGTTTCCTTAATAACAGGCACGAGCGTCCGACACCAGAAATGGTGATGATATAGTCCAATCCTGGTAGTAATACCAGACAACCAAAGGAATAAAAGAATGCCCATAATTTTCCTTTGGACCTTGCATCTGTTGAAGCAACTCCTGTTGCCTTGACTGCACCGACCATCGGGTGATATAATAAAGGGGAACTCTTCGGAGTTCCTTTTTTTATAAATATTTATGCACGAAAGAAAACACGAATGACTAAACTTTACTCTGAACTTTATAGGACTTGTATGACTTGTAGTAAGGAAAAACTTGCTACTGAGTTCTATGTTCGCAATAAAAAAACTGGAGTTCGACATTCATCTTGTAAAGAATGTGATAAAGCAAGAGTAAAAGCACGGCATCAAGCAAATCCAGAACGCACGAGAAATAATGACTTGAAGAGAAACTATGGTATAACCCTCCAAGAACATCAACAAATGTTTGAAGAGCAAAATGGAGTTTGTGCTACTTGTAAAAGTCCTGGTGATGGAAAATGGAAAAAACTTTGTGTAGACCACGACCATAAGACAGGAAAGGTTAGACAACTTCTTTGTAGGAGATGTAATATGATATTAGGACAAGCATATGATAATATAAGTCTCTTTGAGGAATATATTAAATACCTACAAAAGCACCAATAATATGTCTCATAATAATCAACACGAACCTATGCCTAACTGGGTAATCTGGGCAGGTGTAGGTATGATGATATTCACAGTTCTTATATTTGCCATATTCACTCTTTCAATGATGTACTTTTAACATATGTTACTCATTCTTACATTCTTCATACTCTTCGGAGTGTTTATGTTTATAATGTCGATTACCCAAGATTTATGAGAAATAAATATTCACAAGTCGCAAGTACTTATGAATATTCTCCAGTCGCCTCAAGACTACTTGTTCAATTTACAGACAACAAGTTCATCAGAAGCAAGACGATTATGGAGAAAAAATATAAAAGAAAGTTGGAATCATAAATGCGCTTATTGTAACTCGGAAGAAAATTTGACATTAGATCACGTTGTTCCACAATCAAAAGGTGGTTTGGATATTACAAGAAATGTAGTATGCTGTTGTCACTCTTGCAATCAATCTAAAGGACATGAATATTGGAAATTGTGGTATGTTCAACAAGACTTCTATAATGAAGATAGTTTGAATAAAATAGAAGACTGGATGAAACCACCAAAACCTACGAATCTTTACGTTTATCGTCCAAGAAGGAATAATGCTTCATGATAGATTCAACAACTCCATATAAATTATCAGAGATCATCAGAGACACTTGGCCTGGTCTTTACACTTCGCCAAAAAAGACTTATAATGACAATCCACCATCTACATCAAATGAATCAGATACAAAAACTTCAACAGATTGAATATACTGATCATTATTCGGTCTTTGATAAAAATGGTAAAAAAATCTGCGATACTGCAACAATTCAGGATGCTATGCTAATGGCATCTTTTGTGGAGGGGGAGGACTTATAAACAAGTTAAAATTCTTCTTGACCAAGTTGTAAATGTTCTATCAACAAGAATGGAAGATGATAACCAACTTAAAGCACAAAATATTTTGCCAGAAAGAATGGCAGAACCTGTGATCGTATAAATTATCTTATATACTTAACAATTATGAAATTTACAGTTTATTCAAAAGACGGTTGCCCCTATTGCAGCAAAATTAAACAGGTGCTGGAGTTGGCAAATCTTGAGCACGTTGTTTATAATCTTGGCGAACACTTTGATCGCGAAGGATTTTATGCTGAATTTGGAGAGGGATCTACATTTCCGCAAGTTATCCTAAATGACCAAACTCATCTTGGGGGATGTGTAGACACTGTTCAATATCTCAAGGAACAAAATTTAGTCTAATGGAATCTACCTTTCACGAAGTTTATTTTGATGTTGAAAAGGCAATCGATCTTGCTTTCAATGGACAATTTGTTTTAAAGTTTTATGATTATCTAAAAATTCGTGGAACACTTAAACGTGAAGTAGAAGAATTTATTAAAAGTACTACTGCAAATGAAATCAGCAATCTTGTGATGGATTTGGACGAATACCTGGAAGGTGGTTCTGATGAAATACATAAACAATTGCGAGAGGGTTATGGACATATTCCAAAACCACAAGCAAGAAAGATACGGAATTATCTTTATGCGATTCTCGAAGACGCTTGGAAATATAATTATGATAAACGGCCAGGAAGACGGAAAAAGCAAACTAAATAAATCTGAACCCGAAATTAATCGGGGAGTTGAATTACTACTTAGGAATAGGAGGAAGAGAGAGTCATCAAAACCAAAAACTTTTCAAGTGAAGTTTGGTAAAATGATTTCTCTCTTTCGTAGAGAGTTTCATTTCTTTATAGAATTTCACTTTGATGTCAAGAAAAACTAACTCTCTGGAGAAGACAAATGGAATCAGCATATGTAATAACATTTTCTATAATGTTCACTTTGCTATTTTTTATGGTTGGTAGTATAATAGGATGGTTAACATATATGCATTTGTTAGGAACAAGAACTCCATATTTACATCCAGAGTTTTTTGATGAAAATGGACAAATCATACCTGATGAAGTTGTTTCTGTCAGATTTGAAGAAGGATATTTTGATGATGAAGAAGAATTTGATGAAGAAGATGATGATTAAAAAATACAACTAAATATGTTAAATTTATACAATTGCGATTGAAATTTATGACTGCGACAAAAACTAATAAAATTTCAACTGAAAAATCAATTGAAATTCTTCCAACTAATCCATTTATATTTGAAATTTTAGAACTTGCATCAAAGCAAAGAAGTAATGAAAAGAAAGTGGAAGTTCTAAAAATTTATGATGACCCCTCCCTTAAAACTGTTTTAATTTGGAACTTTGATGAATCTATAATTACTCTTCTTCCTGAAGGGGATGTTCCTTATTCAAGCACTAGTGAACAGACATCTTACAGCGGAACTTTAAGTTCTAAAGTTCAAGATGCAGTGTCTAAAATGGAAGAATTGGATTCAAATTCTTTAGGATCTATGGATCAGGGCAGATCTTCAATTCGAAAAGAATATCAAATGTTTTATAATTTTGTAAAGGGTGGTAATGACGGATTGAGTTCTATTCGTAGAGAAACAATGTTCATTAATATCCTACAAGGTCTGCATCCAAAAGAAGCAGAACTTATTTGCCTAGTGAAAGATAAAAAGCTAACAGATAAATACAAAATTAGTTTTGATAATGTAAAAGAAGCATATCCCGATATTCAGTGGGGTGGCCGTTCATGACAGTAGTTACAGAGAAAGGAAAAAAGATGGCAGAAACTTCAAAGCGAGAAAAAAAAGTTCTGCCTCATGAGTATGGATGTGAAATTCTTCTTGAGAAAACAACTCTTGAAAAAGCTAAGGATACTTCATTTCCAAATGATGCTTATCTAGTTTGGTATAATGAAAATAATGAAGATTTTATTGACTTGGTAAGAGGAACAAGAGTTCGAATTTTTGATATGTATTATGATCGTTTTGGTGCCAATTCAATTCAAAAAATTGATTTTGGATATGGCAGAACTAACCCAAAACTTTGGGGATATAAACAACCAGAGAAGAAGAAAAAGAAATGAGTGAAGGATTTAAAGGGTTCACTAAATCTGCTGATGATAAAGAGTTGAGACTTTATATTAAGAACAAAGAAGTTAATAAATTAATCAAGGAATATAAAAAATTAAAAAAATATCAAAGGTCTTCTATTTTTGAAATTGAAAAACTTTCTGGACAAGAAACGAAAATAGATAAATTAATTAACCAATATGGGATAGATTCTGAAGCAATTGAATAATGGGAAAACATTACTTACTTAACTTGTATGGATGCTCGTTCGTTCTTTTGGACGACGAGCGTTGTCTTATTGATTTATTAGAAAACGCAGCGGTTGCTAGTGGTGCCACTGTGGTTCAGACTATTTCAAAAAAGTTTGAACCACAAGGAGTTACTGTAATTTGTTTGCTTTCTGAAAGTCATATTAGTATTCATACTTGGCCAGAGGAAGGTAAAGCGGCAGTAGATGTTTATACCTGTGGAGATTGTAATCCAAAGATTGGATGTGACATTATCATTCAACAGTTGTATGCGACCGATCATACATTGAGTTATATTGAGAGATAAACTGTAACAAATATTACAAAAGTGCTTGTCTATATAGTGTAACTAGAGGTATAATAATCCTCTAACGTTCATCCTATGACTAAAGCACTTTTGCTTTTAGCATGGGTTCCTTTCCTCTTTGTTTCAGCGCCACAAGCATCTAGTATCCAACAGGTTGCTGTTTCTTGTGACACCGCGATGGAACTAATGGACATCGTTAAAAACGACGATGTAGTAAACCAAAAGATAGAGGACCGATTGTTATTAGAACTCCGAAAGGATTTCATAGTAAGGTGCTAAAACCTAATAGGACGGAAGTAAGCCGACGCGGAACGGATCGTTCATTCGCTATTCGCAAATAGCGAACGCAAACGCCGACTGAAGGAACGCTCTTTAACCTAAAAAACTAAGGAGAAAACCTAATGTCTAAAGTCGTATACAGAGGCGTAGAGTATGATACTCAAAAGCGTTTAGAGTATCAACAACAAATGATGCAACAACCTCAACAATACAACGAAACCTATCGTGGTGTTAAGTTTGTAAAGGAGGGGCACAAATGAATACTTACTTCGTTCGTTATCTTAAGAAAAAAGCGAAGAAGGAAAAACTCCTTCATAACGCACAACTGAATATGGCAAAGCAACCTCAAGTTGCTTAATAAATTAGAGAGGGACTTGACTCCCTCTCTTTTTTTATCTATAATTACCTTTGTGAGGGTTAATCAAGATGGATAAAGAAAAGCTTAAGTTAATCATCAGAAACCTTGAGTCTCTTGTCGATTGTCTTAAATCAGAAGTATATTCTGATGTAGATGCATATAAACCAGATCTTCAGTATGAAGAAGTAGCACCTTATATTGATGATTACGATGAGGTGTTCTATGATGATGAGAGTGATGAACTAGCAGATTTAATGAAAGTAAATCAAAAATACAAACTTACAAACGATGATGATGGAGATGGACTGTGAAACCTATTAAAGCAAAAGACCTTCTTGAACTGGATAAAAATCTTGAAGTAGTAATGCTTCAATGTTATCCACTTCCAGAGCAAGTAATTTATCAAGCAGGAAAATGCGACTATTCAGAAACACCAATTCATAATCAAAAAATTCCTAAACCAAGTGAATGTGGAGAATGGGTTGTTGAACGTCTTTTAAGTAATGAGAAAGGACACTGGGGACCTCTAGAACACCCTTCAATTACTTTTTCTGTGTCTGGGTACGTTCACAACGTTGCAATGCAAGCAAGGACCCATAGAGTAGGAGTTAGTTTTGATGTTCAATCTCAACGATATACTGGAAAAAGAGTCATTAAGGTTGCTAGTGGAGAACTAAAACCAAAAGATGTATTTTATGTCCGCCCTCCAGGATTTTATACTAATCGTTATGGTAAAAAATATGATTGGACAGAAGAAGATTATGTGGATGAATTAAATTGGATTGTAGAAGGATGTAAGCGTTATGCAGTAAAATATGATAAAGGAATGTGTGAAGAACATATTCGTGATTATCTTGCTCAAGCAATTCGTCAAAACTTTGTAGTTTCTTTTAATCTTCGTTCAGTTCTGCATCTTTTAGATTTGAGAGCAAAAATGGATGCTCAGTTAGAAATTCAAGCACTTTGTGAGCAAATTGCACCTCATCTTGAAAAGTGGGCTCCACACGTTTGGAAGTATTATGAAGAGAAAAGATTACATCGTGCTCGTTTAAGTCCTTAATACTATAAATATTGGTAGAGTAAAACTATCGTATTATGGTTTCACATTACATTTATAAGATAACTAATACTCTAAATCAAAAAATTTATGTTGGAAAATCTAAAAATCCAAAAGTTAGATGGAGACAACATAAATCTCACTCTAAAAAAAGAAATACAAAATTATATTATGCTATGAGAAAATATGGTGTAGAAAATTTTACATTTGAAATTTTAGAGGAGTGTTTGGAAAGTCAAGTAAATGAAAGAGAAACACACTATGTTTCTCTTTTGGAACCATATTATAATATGACTAATGGTGGTGATGGTGGGGGATTTTTAAACAAAAAACATGGCGATAAGTGGAAAAGTGCAATTAAACAAAGTAATTCTAAAAAAGTTGCTTGTTATGACTTGGAAGGAAATCTCATAAAAGTTTATGAAAGTTGTAGAGAAGCTTCTTATGATATTTTTGATAAAAACAGTAGAGGCATAGATGCTGTAACCAGAGGAGAATATCAAACTTATGGTGGATATCAATGGAAATCTTTTGATAAAAAACCAGATTTAAAAATTAAACCGTATAAAAGAACATCGCATAAAATTAGAAAAGTTGGAAAATATGATTTGTCTAATAATCTAATACAAGTATATGATAGTATGTCTATTGCTGCTGAAAAAAATAATGCTTCAACTTCAAAAATAACTCTAGTATGTCAAGGAAAAAGAAAAACACACTCTGGACATATTTGGAAATATATTGTATAGTATCCTAAAAACTAACAAGTAAAATGAAAACTTGGTGCTTAAAAGATCATTTAACCGGACATATTTTTAAAGTTATTCTTACTCAAGAAGAACTTGATAATTTTTTTCAAAAAAATCCAAATGTTAGTGAGTGTATTGAATGCATTGAATGTGAAGATGCTCCATCACTAACACTTGAATAAATATCCTTACATACTATGGAGGTGTAACATTGGCAACATATCCAGTTTACAATAAAGTCACAGGCGAACAAAAAGAAGTTACGATGAGTGTTCATGATTGGGACCAGTGGAAAAAAGATAACGCAGAATGGGATAGAGATTGGAGTGATCCATCTACTTGTCCAAGTTCTGGGGAGTTAGGTGAAGTTTATGATAGACTGAAGAAATCTCATCCAGGATGGAATGATGTTCTACACCAAGCATCAAAGGCTCCTGGATCAAAAGTAAAACCAATCTAATTTTATATGGCAAGAAGAAAGAGAACATCTGACCAACCAATCGGTGTTGGTATGACTACTAGACAGATGAAGCGTAAGAAACCAATTAGTTTTGATATAATGAGGGAGGTTGAACCTCTCACAGAAAATCAAAAAAGATTATTTGAATCTTATGACCAGAACAAACATATCGTTGCTTATGGATGTGCTGGTACAGGTAAAACATTTATTACACTATATAATGCTTTACAAGATGTTCTTGATGAAAGAAGTCCTTACGAAAAAATTTATATCGTAAGGTCTCTTGTTGCTACTCGTGAAATTGGTTTCCTTCCTGGAGACCATGAGGATAAGTCTTCACTTTATCAGATTCCTTATAAGAACATGGTGAAGTATATGTTTGAGTTACCCGACGAAGCATCATTTGAAATGCTCTATGGAAATCTCAAAACACAAGGAACAATTAGTTTTTGGAGTACTTCTTTTATTAGGGGAACTACTCTGGACAAATCAATTATTATTGTTGATGAAATGCAAAATCTTTCATTTCACGAATTAGATTCTATTATTACTAGGGTTGGTGAAGATAGTAAAATTATGTTTTGTGGAGATGCCACACAAAGTGATTTAATTAAAACAAATGATAGAAATGGTATTATTGATTTCCTAAAAATCTTAAGAGTTATGCCATCTTTTGAACTAATTGAATTCGGTATTGAAGATGTATGTAGATCTGGTCTTGTTAAAGAATATCTAACTGCAAAATACGAATTGGGTTTAACTTTATAACTTAACACTGGACTAGTAATGGAAAACTCTGGCAAAAAATTACAAATCATAATAATAAACAAAAATGACATTTATCCATCATAATTTTTTAGGTGATATAGAATTAGAAAAGAAAGAAACAAACGGCATTCGATTGTACAATCTTCCTGATGGTCAATGGGTGCCTTCGATTACTTCTGTTACTTCTTTTTATAATCGAGATATCTTTGTTAAGTGGAGGAAAAGAGTAGGATTAGAAGAAGCAAATCGCATTACAAAAAAAGCAACGGCAAGAGGAACTGATTTTCACCAAGTCTCTCAAGATTATCTTGAAAACAAAGAACTAAACTGGGATGATTATCAACCTCTAACAAAGTTTATGTTTCATCACGCAAAACCTTATCTTGATAAGATAAATAATATTCATGCAATTGAAAGAACTCTTTATTCAGAATACTTAGGGCTTGCTGGACGAGTTGACTGTATTGCTGAATATGAAGGAGAGTTGGCAGTTATTGACTTTAAAACTTCGGAAAAAATAAAACCAGAAGAATGGATTGAAAATTATTTTGTTCAAGAAACATTTTATGCTGCTGCATACTATGAAATGACTGGACAAGTTGTTAAAAAACTTATTACACTAATGGTAACTCCTGGTGGAGAAGTAAAAGTATTTGACAAAAGGAATAAAGGGGATTATATTAAGTTATTAGTTCGCTACATTAAAGAATTTGTACGTCACAATACTAGGCAAAATGGAGAATGAATTAGAAAAGGTACTGGAAAGTAAATTTTTTTGTCCATCAAGGTTCGCTCAAGAGATTGAGAATCTTGTTCAAATTAATGAGGATATGAGTTACATTGATGCAATCATTCATTTCTGTGAATTGAATGGTATCGATGTTGAGTCGGTTCCTAAACTTATTTCCAAACCTCTTAAAGATAAAATTAAGTATGAAGCAATGGAACTTAATTTTCTTAAAAAAACTTCCCGAGCAAAATTAATTTTTTAATTTATTGAATGATGCCCTTTGACTGTTATAAAACTTACATTGCATTGAAGAATCACTTTACGAAGGATTCTTATGATTACTTGAAATATTCAGGGAAAACTAGAGCATCATTAGATTCTTTCTACAAGCGTCGGGATCGTTTCTGGTTTGAAAAGGTATCCAGACAAAAAACAGATAAAGAAGTTGAAGAGTTTTTTGTTGCAAACTTTGTCTCCTGTAGTGATCCACAATCTTTATGGATTGGTGAGATTATTAAAGAGGGTGAGTCAACATACAAGCAATGGCAGAAGCGTATTCAATCTCTTTCCTATACTTTTAAAGAAGAGATTAGAAATGTCTTCACCCCAAAAAACTTTAATAGTATGTTTTTGATTCAAACGGGACGACACCCTCAAGTTTTAAAAGAACATTTGCAAAGTCGTCTTTCTTTGGAGGCAATGGTAATTCTGGATAGAATACTTGGATATAAGTCTCAGTTTGATAAAAAGTTAGATGATCCTGTTTGGAAACTAACTTCTATGCGTATGAGTAAGTATTCACCTTTCCTACATATTGATGTATTTCGTTATAAGAAAATTTTGAAAGAAGTAGTTTTAGGAGATTGATGACTTTTTTTAATTCCGAAGTTGTCCGTGCAGAGATGACAGAAATTGCTGAACTTCAGGAAATAGTTTATCGAAATGTATTTGATTTTCCTAGTATGACCAAAGAGGAAAAGATGAATCATATTGATGTTCTTGAAAGACTTTTAGATAAACAAAAGATTCTTTATACTCGTATGAGTTTATCAGATGATCCTGAAGCAAAGAAAATGAAAGAAAGAATTTATGAATCTGCTTCTATCATGGGTCTTCCTTCTAACGTTGATATGAATATCGTCTTTAATAACATGTCAAAGATGCTTGAAGCAATGAAGGAAAGAATTGACAAAACAGGTTCAGACCTGTAGAATAACGAGGTATACAAAAGCCAAATCCTACTAATACGGAGAAATCTAATGTCTTTCGAAAATCTCAAAAAACAATCTAAACTGGGTTCTCTCACTTCTAAATTGGTAAAAGAAGTTGAGAAGATGAGTACAACTTCTGGAGGTGCTGATGATCGTCTTTGGAAACCAGAAATGGATAAAACTGGTAACGGTTTCGCAGTAATCCGTTTCCTTCCTGCCCCTGAGGGTGAAGAACTTCCCTGGGCAAAAATGTACTCCCATGCCTTCCAAGGTCCTGGTGGTTGGTACATTGAAAATTCTTTGACTACTATTGGTCAGAAAGATCCTCTTGGTGAACATAATCGTGAACTGTGGAATAGTGGTTCAGAAACAAATAAAGAAACTGTTCGTAAGCAGAAGCGTAAACTATCTTACTACAGCAATATCTACGTTGTAAAAGATCCTGCAAATCCTTCTAACGAAGGTAAAGTCTTCCTCTTCAAGTATGGTAAGAAGATCTTTGATAAGATTATGGAAGCAATGCAACCTGAGTTTGAAGATGAAACTCCCATCAATCCCTTTGACTTCTGGCAGGGTGCAAACTTCAAACTCAAAATCGTAAAGAAAGATGGGTATTGGAACTATGACAAATCTGAATTTGGTTCTATTGAACCACTACTGGATGATGACGATGCTCTGGAAGCACTTTGGAAAAAAGAGTATTCTCTGACTGCTCTTACTGCTTCCGACCAATTCAAGTCTTATGAAGAACTTGAGCGTCGTATGAATATGGTTCTTGGTCTGAAGAATGCTTCTCCTACTCGTTCTCGTGCAGTAGTCGAGCAAGAAGATGAACTTGAAGAGTTTGCACAAACTCCCACCGTTCAAGAGCGTGTAGTGGAAGAACTTGAACAGTCTTATGCTCGTTCTAAGTCTCCTTCACTTCCCAAGATTACTTCAGAGGATGAAGATGAGGATGATGCTCTTTCTTATTTTCAGCGTCTTGCTGAAGATTGATCATTCATAAAGTCTGATATTATCACCTTTCTTAAGGGTCTCGCTAACATATTGCGAAGACCCTTTTTTATATGCCATAATTTCTTTCATATCATTTAATACAATATTCAGGTATGTTGGTTTCAGTATAAAAATGTTTCTTTTATCCTCTTCAAGTTTTTCTTCATATTCATAGTTTGTGACTGGAATTGCTATATTTGTTAGAGTTTCTGTTACATCAATATAGAAATCAAAATAAGAAATAGAATAATCTGATTGAACTTGTAGTCCTGCAGGAACAATTGTTACACCTTGACTATTTTTTATTTCTGGAGTTTCGTAGTGATGTATTCCATTATAAAGAGTGTTATAGTCGCCATATTTTTTGAGAAGGAACTCATCAAAATCATTTGCATTTAAAGGCCATTCTGTTTGAACATTGATAACATTGTTACAAATAAGAACTAACCAATCTAATGAAGAGTCTTGATATACCTTAAATGCAACATTATCGGGTCTATCATCTCCTTCAATTTTATATTTTGTAAAAAATGATAAGTTTTGGAAAATATCTTCTCTTAATTTTCCTCTTTTAAATAAATTCTTGACTCTAGCATAATCTCCTATCTGAGCATCTGGTATTCTGCTGACGTAATCTAAGTCTGGAACTTGGCGAAAATAACTTGGCATTTTAGAAACCTATGCTATTGATTTTGTCTGGGGATTCGTTACCATATTCATCATCATATAGTGGAACGAGTTCTTGGAATTGTAGAGATAATTCATATGATGTCATAGATGGTTCTCCAGCAAAAGTCATATAATTTCCATCTGGAGTATAATTGACATTACATTGAGTTAAAGCACATTCTTTAAATTTATTTAAGTATGGGTGTTGTCTATTTTTTGATGTTATATATGATATTGCAAAGGTGTGTGGTGATTTCAAAAGATAAGATTTACTACTTCTCTTTACTGACATTGCTTGTTTAAAGAACCTTATAATCTTTCTCACTTCTTTTGCTTCTGCTTCTTCTCTTGGAGATAATCTAAAGGTAAATGAAAATGTTCTTAGACTTGGACTATTAAACAATAACTCAAGGTTTGGGTTTACTATTGCACCATATTGTCTTTGCATTATATTTGCAGTGCCAGTTGCAGCTTGAGTAAATTTTGAGGTAAAAATACTTTTTAAATCCCCTGTACTACCCTTTGCTTTATCGAGTTGATCTCCAGTCGCGGTTTCTGCTGCTGCTCCACCACCTGAAATAGCAGATTGTGCTATGTCAGCAAAAGCTTTTGATAGATCATCTAATGAATCTCCCTGCCAATCAACTCCGTTGGAATCTGATATTCCTCCTGGAATTGGTAGTACTACAGTTCCTAAAATTTCTCTTTTTCCAAGTTCTGGTATACCACCACTACTGACCGACACTATTCTGTTTCCAGCTGCACTTTCTGCAGACTTAAGACCAGATGCAACATATTGCACTATACTAAATTTTATACAATCTTGTTCTTCTACTTGTAGAGTTATTGGATATTTTGCATTTCCATAACTTCCTTTACCATACCTTGTTCCATCAGCATAAGTTGCAGCTTCTTGCGATAATTCTTCTCTTTGTGCATCTGTTGCTGCTTGTTCGGGATTTGTGTCTGGATTTGAAGGTTTTACGTTAGAATCGTTTCCTTTCGAAATTTGTTCTACTTGTTTTGGTGTTGCTCCTGCTTTTGTTGCAGTTTGACTTGCTGCAGATAAAGCTTGTTTGTTTAAAGCACCACCGGGTTGAAGGGATTTTAATTCACTTTCTGTAAGTCCACTGCTTGTTGATAATGCCTTTGGTGGTTTAGAACCCGGTTCCGACCAAGTTTTTCCACCATCAAAACTCTCACCATATGCTACAAATGATTTTCCACTTCTTGTGGTGACTTCTTTTTGTAAAGTGATTGATGATGCTTTAATATTTCCATCACTTACATTAGAATCAAGTTTTACATTGTATGTTTGTCCATTTAACTTAAAAGGATTGCTAGTATCTCCCTTTGCTCCATCGGTATTATATGCCATCAAACAACCTCCTCACTGAAGGAACCTATGAAGATGTGTTGTCCTAAGCAGATAGACATTTGGACCAAGTTTTTTATTTATTTAGACGGAATTTTGCATATGGGATGGAAAGCATCTCATCTAGTTCTTCATATTTTACAACGTGAAGTTTACCCATAATCTCTTCCCATGTATACTGTCTCCCCTCTCTCCAGTGAAAATTAATTGCTTTAAATCCCCATCTTTCTAATGAAGTACATGCAATCAGTGGATGTTGGTCATATTCAATATCGGGTGTTTTGGGGGTATAAACAAACGTATAAAATTTTCCTGGTTCTGGATATAAAACTTCTTGCTTCAATACATCCATTATAATCATCATTAAATCTTCTGGATCATTTGTATTTGACTCGCCAATTCTTTTTTTGAGTTCTTTCATTCTAGGTGGAATGTTTGTATATTTTCCAAAACCATCTGCCATTACTTGATACCTAATTCTTGTTCTGTTATTATACGAAATTCGATCATATTATCTTTACAGAATTCTTGTGCAGCACTCCACTTTGCTTGATTAGTTGCATAGGTATAAACTTCATGAAGATAAGACTTAGTTGTTCTTGATCTTGGTTGGGGTGCAACTGTCTCTTTTTTTGGTTTAATCTCAATAATATACTTTTTAATTTCTCCAGATTGTTCTTTAACTTTAATAATAAAATCTGGAAAATAGTTTCTTATTTTTTGTTTAACCGGGTCATAGTATTTGATGCGAATTTCTTCACTACCCCATGAAATAATATTTTCATTCAGGTCACACCAGTAGCAAAATTTTCTTTCCCAACTACTTCTACATATAATCTTATTTGGATCACCAATGTACTTTTGAGGATAAGATGGTTTGTAGATGCTTTTTATGCTTTCTGCCATTATCCTTACTACATAATATATAAAGGTCAAAAAGTATTTATAAATGCCTACTCCAAAAACTTTATCTGATATAAAGGCAAATTTACTTCTTAAACCAGCACTTACTTCACATTTTGAAGTTGAGGTAGGTTATCCTACAAAGAGAGGAGATTTTTTGAAATACTTAAAAGATAATGGCGTTGCATATACTTCAGCAACCTCTGGGGCATTAACTTTACTATGTTCTGAGGCAACATTGCCTGGTTCTTCTTTAGCAACTCATGAAATTAATAATGATTTTCATGGAGTTACCGAAAGACATGTTTATAGAAGAATTTATGATGATAGAATTGATTTGACTTTTTATGTTGATGCACAAAATTATATGCCAATTAGATTTTTTGAAACTTGGATAAAATATACTGTAAATGAGAGTATTGCTGAGAAAAGAGAATCTGGTGGAAATATATTGGGTCCCGTGGGAAGTTTAAATTCCCAATATTTCTATAGGGTTAGGTATCCAAATGATTATAAGGGATCTTTGAAAATAGTTAAGTTTGAAAGAGATTATGCTTCCAATTTGACATATGAATTTAAAGATGCATTTCCGATTTCAATTTCTTCTATGCCAATATCTTATGATTCATCATCTTTATTAAAATGTACCGTATCTATGACTTATATAAGATATGTTTTGTATCCATCTTCTAAAAATAATGATAAGGTGCCAGATCAGACACCAGAATCTTCTAATAGTGGAGTCGTTTTGAATAATGAATATAACTGGGCACAAAATTATAATCAATCATTTGGGGGGGGATTTAATGCTGGTGGAGTTCCTGACCTTCCTGCACTAAGTTCTGGCAATACTGTTTCTGGATTTACTGTTGGTGCAAATTCCAACATTGCTTAAGTACAATAAATAAATTTACACTGAATTACCTATAGGATATTATGCCTTTACCTAAGATTGCTACACCAACTTATGAACTTGAATTGCCTTCAACTGGAGAGACGATTCGATATAGACCTTTTCTCGTCAAGGAAGAAAAAGTATTAGTGATTGCTTTGGAGAGTGAAGACACTAAGCAAATTACTAGTGCTATTAAGAATGTTATTAAAAATTGTGTTATAACAAAAAATATAAAAGTAGAATCCTTACCTACTTTTGATATTGAATATCTTTTCCTTAACATCAGAGGAAAATCTGTCGGAGAAGATATTGAGGTTAATGTGATTTGTCCAGATGATCAGGAGACGACAACTACAATTAAGTTGAATCTTGATGACATCAAAGTTGAGAAAAATGAGAAGCACACTAATAAAATAAAGGTTGATAAGAGTATTGTGATGGAAATGAAATATCCATCACTTGATCAATTCATTAAAAATAATTTTGATTTTACTGATACAAATGCTATGGAACAATCTTTTGATTTGATTGCTTCTTGCATTGATAAAATTTATACTGAAGATGAAGTTTGGGCAGCGGCCGATGTAACCAAGAAAGAACTTGGCGATTTTTTGGAACAAATGAATTCATCACAATTTAAAGAAATTGAAAAATTCTTTGAAACAATGCCAAGACTATCACATAAGGTTACCGTTGTAAATCCAAAAACTAAAGTTGAAAGTGAAGTTGTTTTAGAAGGGTTAGCAAGTTTTTTCGCATAGCCCTAGTTCATATGGATCTGGAAAGTTATTTCCGTCTTAATTTTGCCTTGATGCAATACCATAAATATTCTTTGACAGAAATTGAAAATATGATGCCTTGGGAACGAGACATCTATGTTGTTTTATTACAACAGCATTTGGAAGAAGAAAAATTAAAACAACAGCAATCGAATGGCACTCAATTCTTCTAAAAATTTGCCAGCATTAATGCCATCAAAGGCAAAGAATGGGAGTGCCCTTGTTAATGAAAAAATAGATGAAAGGATATTAAGATTACTTGGATTAGAAGATATATTTGATATTGATTATGATACTTATTCTTCTCTTTTAAGAGAAAGAATGGCTGCTGCAAGAATGACAAAGCAGACTATTGCAACAGAAGAAGTTGAAATGATAACTGATGAGTGGAAACGAATAAAGGGTAAAAAAGGTAGATTTAAAGTAAAGAAAATAACTGCAGCAAGTTTTAAAAAAGGAACCGCATTTGGTATTAATCTTAAAAATAAAAAACTTGTTGCGAGAATAAAACCACTTGCACTCCCTCCAGCAGCGGATGAAATAAAGGGTCAAGATGATACTAAAGAAATTATAGGTCTTCTTGGAGAAATAATAAAAAATTTAACACTACAAAATAAAGTTCAAAAAAGTTCTAATGAAAGATCTAGAAAAGAAGCAGAAGATGCCAAGAGAGGTCTTGCTGAATCTAGATTAGAAAAAGGATTTTCTGCTGCAATAAAAGTCGCTGAAAAAATTATTGCACCGGTAAAATCTTTATTGAATAGAATTATTGATTTTATAACTCAAATTTTTATAGGTAGATCTATTGTTTTACTTTTGGAGTGGTTTGGTAATAAGGATAATAGGGATAAGGTTCAGTCCATTATTAGATTTTTTGGTGATCATTGGCCAAAACTTTTAGCACTTTACATTAGGTTTGGGACACAATTTGGAAGGTTTGTTGGTGGACTTTCTAAACTTGTAATTTCTGGGACATTAAGACTTGTACAACTTGCTGCTAAACTTGTTGGTGCTAAAGGTGCTGCTAGATTCTTAGGTGGATGGGGTGGTAAGTTACTGGGTGCTGGTTTAACAGTTGCAACAACTGTTGGAACCACTATGGCTTTAAGTAGTGGTATTGAAAATTTTGCAGGACTCGAAAATTTGGGAAAAGAACCCCCACCAAAAACTCCTGGTTATTTTGGTGGGGGTTTAGCACAATTTAAAAATCTATTAGGATTTTTTGGTGGTGGACCTGGATTTGTAAGTGGACAAAAAGGAATTGATAAGGTTCCTGCTATGCTTACTGATGGTGAATTTGTTATGTCTCGTGGTGCTGTTCAAAAATATGGTGTGGGAACACTTGAGTCAATGAATGCTGCTGGTGGTGGCACAAATAGACCTAGGATGATAAATGGAGCAACATACGCTTATGGTGGTGGATTAGTAGGTACAGATAGATCTAGCGATTCTTCTTATAGAAAAAATGAACAAGAATTGAAGAAGCAGAAAAAGGAAGAGAATATTAGTGGTCGTGCAGGGTCTCCTGGTGCTGCTTTATCGGTTCAACAAAGAGTTCAAAGAATAGAAAAGCAACTTGCAGCACAAAAAGCACTTAGTTCTGGTGGTTTGTCTTTAAAAGGAACGCAGGGATTTGATATTGGTAAAGGTTATGCAGCATCTTATAAAGGTAGGGATTCTATTGTAGTTAAAGACGCTGTTAAGCAAGGAACGAGATATGGTGATATTATGGTTGAACCAGAAATCACAATTGCAGGCAAACGTTATTTTGCCCAGCAGAAAGGAAATGATATAATTTATTCTTCTAATTTTGCTAGAGGTTTATCCGGACAGGTAGACAAATATGGTGCTAGAAATAAATCATATCAAGGAAAAGGTGCTGGAATTCTTGGTGGATTTGGATTAAAGAGGGATAATAAGAGTTTGCCAAAAACTAAAATAATGATGGGTCCAGATGGACCATTTGTTGGATATCTTAGATTCCGTGGTGGTCAACCAGAATATGCAAGACCAACAGAAAGAAAGAGTGGATTTTTGGAACAACTTACAAATCTCTTTGATCCTAAGGGGGCAAGGTCTAGGCAGGAAACTTTGAATGCCCGATCAATGAGACTTTCTGCAATTACTGATTTGGAACAATATAGAAAGGAGGGGATGACCGAAGATAACATTAAAAAAATGTTAGGTCCAAATTTATATAAGAATGCCATAAATGATTCAAAAGCAAAACAGTCTGCGTTTTCCAAGAAAAATACTATAATACAAGATTCACATAGAGCTCAGGAAAGAAACTATTATAAGAATCGTGGTATTGGGGGAATGGGCGGACTTGGATCTAGTTATCGGGGACAAGAACTTCAATTATCAGCAAAAGCAAATGCTGCTAGGATATCGCCAACCAAACCAAAAACAAGACAATTGACACCTCCATCAAGACAACCTGTTGTTGTTAGAACAAAACCAGTTGGAAGTGGAAATGGTGGAGTGACAAAATCATCTGGAGGAAGACCAAGAACTCCAAACTTTGGTGCAAGTTGTCCATCTAGCAATGCGCCAAGAAGCAAGAAAATTTTAGGAATTTTTTAATAAATGAAACCTAAATCACTACCTCCATTAAAAATAAATTCAACAAAACTTTTACCAGGTTCTAGCATTTCTGCTATCACTAAAAGAATTAGTGTTAAATCTTTATCGAGTGGAGATAAATCTTTTTCTAAAAGTAATCTTGGAATCATAAAAAAACAGGTTATTAAAATTGGCGATTTAGTAAAGACTAATACATTATTAAAGCAAGCAGAAGAGACTAAAAAAAGGAAACTGTTAGAACAAAAAAAGTTTTCTGAGAGAGAAGAAAAATTAGAGGCAAAACCAGAGAAAAAAGAGAACAATAAAGTTAAACTTCCTGGAGTTCCGAAATTAAGTTTTCTTGATAGAATTAAAAAGTTTTTATTCAATATTTTACTTGGGTTTATAGTTGTTAGATTGCTACCACAACTTCCTAAGTTAATGGGAGTTGTAAAGTTAGCAGGGCAAGCACTTGATTTTGTCACTAATTGGGGAGGAAAATTATTAAATGGTCTTGTGACCTTCATTGATTGGGGATATAAAGCATATGATAATACAAGAAATTTTTTGAAGAATATTGGAGGAGAAAATACTCTTAAAGTTTTTGATGGATTTATTGGTGCAATGGATAAGGTAATTGAAGCATCTATTATTGCTGCAATTGCTTTTGGAGAACTTCGTGATACCGGTGGTGGAGGTCCTGGTGGAGGAAGACCTGGAAGAGGTGGAAGACCTGGAAGAGGTGGAAGACCTGGAGTAACTCAGGGGCGAGGAGGACAAGGACAAAGACCTAGAGTTCCTGGGACTGGACCAAGAGTTACTACTGGTCAGGGAGGTAGGTTTAGACTTCCTACCAGAGGAGCAGTCGTTAAAGGTGGATTACTTGGATTAGTAACTCTTATTCCCGATATTCTTAACTCTTGGGACTTGTGGCAAAATCAAGGAAGAGGAAAGGATGCATTAAGAACATTTTTTAGTGCTGTTACTGGTGCTATTGCCGGGTTAGGTGCCGTTGCTGCTGTAGAGGCTGGAGCAGCTGCTTTGGGTATAACCGGTGTTGGTATTCCCGCCGCTATCGCTCTTGCCGTTACTGGATTTGCTGCTTCTTCTTTAGCTGGAACAGGTGCATATAATTTAGCTGATGCATTTCTTAGAAAAATAGGATTGGTTGATAATGATCCTGAAACCGGAAAACCTTATGCATATAGAAGTGGTGGTCCAGTTACAAGAGGTGGAAAATTAACAGGTCCTGCAAAAAGAGAAGTTAAAAAAACTAAAGTAAAGCGAGAAGTAAGTATTACGCCACCAAAATTAAAACCGGGTGCTGATGTTGGTGGTGGTAAGGAAATAGAAAAAATGTTTCCAAAGTCAACTAAAAGTGATACGATGAATCCTTTGGGATATTCTGAAAATTTTTATGAAAAGACTAGTGATATTCCTTTCTTTGGTCCAATTTTTGGATTAGTTACTAAAACTTTATTGGGAGATAAACCAAACTCTCTTGATTATGAAAATATTGGAAAGGGTTTAAATTCTTGGATGAGTAATACATTCAGTAGTGAAGTGTTGAGAACTGGTGGAGCATTTGCAGGTGGTGGTGAAGTTAATACTGAAATGTTTATGAGAGGTGAAGACTTAACAAAAGTGATTGCAAAGTCAGTAGAGGAGACAGTTTCATCAAGAGTTGATAACGTTTTAAATGATTTGATGAAACAGTTGGGATTAAAGGAAATAGATCGTGGAAAAGAACCTGGAGAAACAGCACCTGGTGCAGAGGATGAGCCTTCAGGTTCTCCTACTCTTACTGGCAACACAAATGCAGAAAAAGTTTTTAGATACTTGGTAGATAACGAAGGATTCACTCCAGAGGCATCTGCTGGTGTTATTGGAAATTTAATGCAAGAATCTGGAGTCAATCCAAAGTCTAGGCAACTTGGTGGTGGTCCTGGTAGGGGTATTATGCAGTGGACAGAATCTGAAAGATGGGCATCTCTAACTGCATGGGCAAATAATTCGGGTAAGGATCCATGGGCATTAGAAACTCAAGTTGAGTGGATGATTAAAGAAATGAAGTCTTATGGAACTTATAATAGAATTAAAGGAGTAAGTTCATATAAAAAAGCAGTTGAAATATTTGAGAAAGAAATGGAGAGAGCAGGAACTCCAAATTATCCACGTAGATATCAATTTGCCGCAGATGCTCTTGCAAGTTTTAGTAGTGGTGCTGGATCTGGTGGTGCTGGCGGAAGTTTCACACAACTCTCAAACAATCCCGATGCAAAGAGAGGATCAAAACTTGCAGGAGAACTTGGAAGATTTTTGGATGCAAAAGGTTTGGGGAGATGGGGATCTGGTGTAAATCAACATCCAGAACATCGCCCTTGGAGTCCAGAGAGTGGACATAGTGCTAATTCACTTCATTATGCATCTCAGGGAGCAAGGGCAATTGATATTGGTGGATATGGAAGAAGTCGTGGATATTCTGACCAAGATCAAATTCTTGCAGGAATTGCGGAATTCAATAAGTTAAAGGGTGTCAAACCAGTTCAATTATTAAAAGATGGATATCCAGGTCATGATAATCATGTTCACGTTGCTTATGGTAGAGGTGGTCTTGTCAGAGGATTTACTAAGGCAATCCTTGGAGAAAGGGGTGTTGAGTTTGTTCTTGATACTGATACCACATCAGCATTAGAACAAAACTTTCCTGGATTTTTGGATGCATTAAACAAAGCAAATTATAATGGAGCTATTAATGTTTTGAGAAATTATGCTTATTATGAATCTGGTTCTATGATAGAAGTTATTGTGGAGCAACCAGAACCAGAAATTGTTATGGTTCCTGTTCCAACCCCACAACAATCAGTTATTTCATCATCTACACCACTATCTTCAAATTCTTGGCGAGATCATGCATATATGCAGGGTTAAATAGTATAAAAAAGTATTCATATAAATGTCTCAGAAAACAGTAGATTCTAGGTCCGTTTCTATAGATGAGTTTTTAATTTCCTCTATAGACAATAAAGTTATTAAAGACATCCCTGACATTATAACAGATTTATATTATTATGAGAGTATTTTAGATCCCTCTATTCGAGTTCAAATAGTTTATGCTGATACTGGTAATACAGTTGAAAAAGATGGAGTTTATAAGACACTTCTTGAAGGAATGCCTTTAGAATATGGACTTGATTCTCGAATAAAATTGAGAGATTATAATGATGTTGAGTTAAATTTAAATGTCAATATTAGTTCTATTACTCCACTATCAAAAGACACTACTAAGTCTTTAGTTGGTGTTGAGTTTATCTCTCCAGAAGCAATAGACAACTATAAATGCGTTGTTAGAAAAAGATATGACGGAAAAATATCGGACCATGTAAGAAATATTTTAACTGATTCTGAACTCTTAAGTACGGAGAAAAAACTAGATATTGAAGAAACTGAGAATACCTTTAATTTTTTTGGTAATCAAAAGAGACCTTTTTATCACATTCTCTGGTTAGCAAAAAGAAGTGTCCCTAGCATACAAAATGCAAAGGGAAATACTGCTGGATTTCTTTTCTTTGAGACATCTGATGGATTTAAATTTAAATCTATAGATGGAATGTTGTCTGAAAATGAACCTAGTGGTAGTAAGAAAAATATAAAAAGTTTTGTCTACAACCAAACTGCAGATCTTCCTGTTGAATATGATGGAAAAATAGTAGATATAATTCCACCAACTCCAGGTGGAGATATTCAAACAAAACTTGAAGCTGGTACATATTCTACGAGAACAATATTATTTGATCCGTTCAATTGTTATTATGAAGTCATTAATCCAAATTCTCAAGGACAAGCAACTGAGCTTGGATCTGAAGAAAATCTTCAAAAAGCAGGGAAGTCTTTGCCAAAAATAAATCCAAAATTTAAAAAGGAGGGAAGAAATAAAGATTTTTCAAGAACTCAATACATGCTTCTTGACACAGGTTCAATTCCAAGTGGAAGTACAAAGCAGCAAATAGAAAAATCAAAAGAACAAAATTTTGATCCTAAAAATATTTTAAACCAATCTTCGATGAGATATAATCAACTTTTTTCATCTCAAACAACAATAACACTTGACCGTGCCGATTTTAGTTTACATGCAGGAGATTTAATTTATGTAAGCACTCCAGAACTTTCAAGTAAAAAGATTCAGGATTTTGATGAATATTTGGGTGGATACTATTTAATTGCTGATATATGTCATTATATAAACATAAAAACTGCTGGATTCACAAAAATAGTAGCAGTTAGAGATTCTGTTGGCACAAAAGGCACACCAAAATATAATCCACAATAAAGTTGTTAAATAGTCATAGTATCTTTACGCATAGTTATGGAAAGCGTAGAACACCACATTCAGCATGATAAAAATTTACTTGATGACCCAACTATATCTGCTCAATCAAGAAGACACACTGAAAGTGAATTGGAGTCTTTAGAAAAATGGGTCAAAAATCACCCAAACGATCATCATGATCCAACTGCTTTAGAATTATATTGTGACGAAAATCCTGGTGCATTAGAGTGTAAGATATATGAAGACTAATGAGTGAAGGATCTTTATTTAACCCTGGATTTTTAGGAGCACATTTTAACTGGTGGATAGGTCAGATCGCTGATGATTCCACTTGGAGAGATAATGCTGCATCTGGAAAACATGACTCGCCACAATCTGTGCCTGGATGGGGACGCAGATATAAAGTGAGAATTATAGGACTCCATGATAAAGAAGAGGAAGTAATATCTTCAGATCAACTTCCTTGGGCTCAAGTAATGTACCCAATTACTGCGGGTGGTGGACAAACTGGTGCTTCTCAAACACCAAATCTTCGTCAAGGAAATTTTGTATTTGGATTTTTTCTTGACGGACAAGACCAACAAGTTCCTGTAATTATGGGAGTGCTGGGCAATAATGCACAGACTCAATTAAAAACAAAAATAGGCAATAATGATTCCAACTTTGCAGCAACTAGCGGATATGCTGAAGGAAAAGATCCTCCGATCGGAAGTGCAAAACCAAAAGTTCCTGACGATAGAATAGGAGTTCAAAAACCAAAAGGAAATATACAATCTGAAGAGTGCTCTCCTGCACCACCGGGTGTCGCTATTAATGAGTTCGGACTTCGTGCTGATAAATCATTAAATTCTCAACAATTTTCTGATCAGCAAAGTGCAATAAGAGAAGCACAGGCTAGAGGTTTAACCGGAGATGAGAGAACTAGATTCATTCAGAAAGCTGTTGCGGATGGAATAAGGGCAAGATGTAAAGAAGCAAGTTCACCAACATCTCCTTCTCAACCAGGTGCTACAATTGAAAATCCGGATGATAATCATATTCAAACAAATGCGGACACAAAAAGAAATGAATTATATTTGAAGAAAAGAGTATTAATGAGTCCATGTGATCAGGTAGGTTCTGCATTAAAAGCGATTAATATATTATTAGAAAATCTCACCAGAGATATAGATAAAATTTTACAAACAGCACAAAGTTATATTGACGCAGCTTCTCAAATTTTATCCAGTGATATTAAGAAATTGATATTTGATTACTCTTGTCAAATAGCGAAGTATATGAAAATTGTTTTTGATAAAATATTGGAATATATTCTTAAAAAAATTAACATTTCTATGGCAAAGACTGTTGATGTAATGTATCCAAATCAAAGACATCAATATCTTGATATTAAAGATCAAATTACCGAAAAAATTTATTCTCTTTTTGGTAGAATTATTGAAAATTTATGTGATCAAATCGGAGCAGCGTTAAATCAAATACTTGATATAAAAAATCCATCTAGAGATCGTGATCCATATACTGGTTATAATGGAGATGCTCCTTATGTTCCGATTTGTTCTGTAGAAAAACTAGTTGGAGATGTTGTTGCAGCAAATCAAAGTGATATTAATAATGGTATTGATGAGATTTTGAAAGGTATAAATGTATTTTTATCCGATATAAGTTCTCAACTTGCTGAAGTAAGTAGTAGTTTATCTGATATAACTGCCACCATTAGTTCTATAAGTTCTAGTTTAAGTAGTGCATTGAGATTTGAAAATATAAAATTAAATATTTTTAAAGGAGATTTAAAACCAAGTTGTCCATCTTCCAATTTCTACACGTTACATAAGGGTGGCGGATCTTCTGAAGAAGCACAATTTCCAAATTATAGTTCAGTTGCTAAAAATGTACAATCTGCAACTAAAATTTCTTTCTCTCCTGGAATTGACTTTGCACAACCAGCAAAGAACACTGAAGATTTGAAATATTAAGTGGGACAATAAATATTAGCAATGAAATCAAAGAACTTAGTATTTAATATATCGAATGGCAAGTAATCTATTCGGACAACCTTCAAAAGATGATATTAGAGTAGGGTACATCGATCCCAAGTTGGGATATATTAGTGATGTGTCTATATGTGAAGCTAATGAATATGGTAAAGATAATCCAGGCACGATTTTTTTATTCAAGAATGGTAATAATATTCTTCAATATTTAACTCTTAACGAAGTTAATAGACTTACTCCATCTGATTTGGAGTCAAATCAAGATTGTGAAGGAATAAATCAGAAAAAACCCTGCGGACCACCGGTCATTCAAATTTACGGAGGACGTGGAGTAGGTGCTCAAGCAAATCCAGTTATTGGTGCCGATGGATCATTGTTGGCAGTTGATTTGGTTCGTGGCGGACATGGATATCAATATAATCCACAGGTAACTGCAAATGACCATTGCTATTATGGTAGTGGTTCTGTGCTTAAGGCAGTGATTGGAGAGGTTTCAACCGGATTTGAAACTTATGCCGATGAGGAAGATTTTGAAGAATATGAAATTTGCGATCCAAACGAGGTTGGATTTGGTAGAAAATATGGTTCAAATGGTGAAGATTTAGGTCCATGGGAACCAAGTAATTATGTAAATATAGGATTGGATCCTATAAGGGAAGAGGTAGAAAAATATGGAAAGGTTGTAAGAGCTCTTGCGAGGTCTCCATTTTGGGATACTCGAAAAAGAAAACCAAATAAAATAACAGCAAGCGATTCTAAAGTAACGCCCTATCAAACACATAATGTTACTTTTGGTAGTGCTTGGTCTGACTTTATGAATTCTTATGCGGTTTCTCCAGTTTCACCATCAAATATAAAAGGGAGTGATTATTCTGGAATACTTTTTACAATGGAATGGAATGAAGATTTTCCTTTGACTGGAGAATACGTTTTTAGGGGATTATGTGATAATGTTTCACAACTTTATGTTGATAATGAAAAGGTATTTGATTTAGGTAACTTTAACGGGTCTGTGAATGATGTCAGAAAAATAATTACAGAAGGTATTCACACCATTCGTATAGATCTTTTAAATGTTCCAATATATGAAACAAAAGTTACATCAGGATCTAGTTCTAATTTAACAAATAACATTAAACCAAAATTTATTCAGGAAGGTAAAAATTATTTTCTAGAAGTTGGTGGCACTGGAACTGGTGAAGTAACAATTTTAATGGATATTGATGACCAAAGTTTTATCGCAGGACTTGCTGCTAAAGAAGTTATTATACCCTCAGATGGTAATGATTTATCCTTCAAAAGGAGATCTGATACTCCACAAAAAGAAACAATTAAAAAGACTGGAAAATTTAGTGCTGGAAAAACTTATGGACCAATACAGATTAATGGAGCATCTCCGGGTGCAGGAACTCCTAAAGTTAGTAACAATAAGTTAGGTCTTCTTGACACTGATGGAAGTGATGAAAATATAAAAGTTATCATAACAGATATTAAAAATAATACGAGTTCTTCTGTAAGTTCTCAATCAACAACATCTTCTACTGGACTAATAAAAACAGTTCAAGTTTTTAATACTTCAAGTTATATTGATAAAGCTAATAGAAAACTTTGGAGAACTAATGCATCTTCTGGACTCAATTCAGATTTTTTGACTCAATATGGAGTTTCACCTTTTGATACTACAACAAGAGAAGCACAGACTGATAGTTTTGCTGGCATTCATGTTATAAGATGGGAGAGTATAAATTTTCCTATTGATGGTAACTACAATATTGATATTATGGTCGATGACAATGTGACTTTATATATTGGAAACCGTTCAACTGGTGGAAAAATTGATGATGGTTCTGGATTATTAAAAGATGAAATTGTGATTAGGAAGAATGGATTTAATTCTCAAGGTAATAGCAGAGGAAAAACAACAGAATCTAGATTTTTTAAAGCAGGTAGTTATAGAATTAGGGCTGAGTTGGAGCAAATTTCTGGAAAGCCTTTGGCAAAGGGCAATCCTATGGCTCTTGCTATCAATATAGAGGTTTCCCAAGTTGAACAAAAAATAGTATCTCCAAAATCTTGGAATGAAAATCCTATGGGAGTTTCAGTAACTATTGATGCTCCACCCGAACCAGCTCCTCCACAAGAGGCAATTCCGGAGCAGGAGGGAAGATGCCCAAATAATCCAATATGGACGACTAGATTTCCCACCACATCTCAAAGTTGGTATCCAGTTAAATTTTCAAGTCCAAGAATAATAACAGAGACAATTACTGTAGACAATCCAACACCAACTCAACAAAAGAAGGAAGTGAGTTTTACTGTTTATGGTGAAGGGGCAATAAAAGATTTATCCTTTGTCTTCACTGCAGTTGATGGTTCGCACACCTTTGTCATAAATGGTGCAGATACAAATAAAAAATCAAGAGTTGAAAAAATTACTATAACTCCAAATTTAAATTATATTGTTAAATCCAAAGAAGATTCTTCTAAATTTAGCTCTGTCGAACAGGGTTTGGTTAAGGGTGGAACTAAAGACAAGGAAAGTGGAGTTGGATCCTCAAATAGGATTTTCGCAGATTATACTGCAACTAACAATGATAATGATGATATACAAATAACGACATCTATTGGTTCTTTTTCTAGTTCAAATAAGAGAAAGGCAAAAAACAGTGGTAGGAATACATATGATTTAACATATAGATTGGAGTCTGCTTCAGCAGTTGTAAATAATAGTACTACTTCAACAAGAACTTATGAGGCTCCTGGTTGGAGTAGATTTATGAATCGTTATGCAATCTCTCCCGTCAAACCTTTAGATACTCCTGGAAGTGATAGTTCTGGAGCAACATATTCTACTTCTTGGAGTATTGACATTCCATATGATGGATTTTATGGTTTAAGAGGAACTAGAGATAATAAAGGTAGGATATTAATTGATAATAATGAAATATCGACTCTTGATGGATTTAATAATGAGTCGCCAAAGTTAGTAAAAACTTTTCTTTCTAAAGGAAGGCATACTATTACTGCAGAACTTTACAATGAACCAATAGAAACTCAAAGTGTTATAGATCAAAAAATCTTCAGAACTAAAGATTGGCAAGTTGATACCCAAAGTACAATCACTACCCCATCAAAAATAAAAGCAAAATTTGTTCAAAAGGGAAAACAATATTACCTGGAAGTTGAAGGGACTGGAAGTGGTGAAATATTCTTTGCAATGGATATTAATGATAGATCATTTATCTTTGGTGTAGCTGCAAAAGAAATTAGTATTCCTTCAGATAATGGACAAATATCTTTTAAGAGAAATTCGGATAAAGAAATTATTAGAAAATCCGGAAAATTTAGTGCTGGAAAAACTTATGGACCAATTCAAATTATTGGTGCCTCACCTGGATCAGGAACTCCTAAAGTCAGTAGTAATAAGTTAGCTCTTCTTGACGCTGAAGGAAATGATGAAAATATTAAGTTTATAATAACCGACGTTAAAAACAGTGGAACATCTTCTTCCACTGTTCAGCAGACTCTATCTGGCGGCACATCAAAAGATGGCGTAACATATAGTGGTCCAAATCTTTTCCATTATACTGATAGTAGATGGGGAGATTTTATGAATAATCATTCAATATCACCATATCTACCTCCACTTGATTCTGATAATCCACAGATAAATGGTAAAAAAACTTATACTTGGAAAGGAGTTAAATTTCCTGAAAGTGGACAATACAAAGTGGCATTTCAAGCAGATAATAGTGCATCTTTATTGATTAATGGAATAAAGGTTTTAGATTCAAGAGGATTCACGGGAATTCCTCCATTTGATGCTGTTAATATTACTGCAGGAACTTATGATATCGTCGTAGAAATGGAAAATACTCCAGACTTTACTAATATTTTCACAAAAAATCCTGTAGGATTTGGTCTTGTTATTATAAAGGAAATCTCCCAATCATCAAATAAACAAACTCCATGGACATCAAATCCCATGGGAATTTCTGCAATTCTAATTCCACCCCCTTGTCCAAAAAAGTTGAGTGGTAGAGGAGTTGTTACTGAAATTATAGTAGAAGATCCTGGAAATGGATATACGCCACCACCAACAATAATTCCAAGTACAACAGGAACTAGTACATATCCAGTTATTTTAAGATTAGAAAATGTAATAGTTACAAATCCAGGTATAAATTATAGATGCGGAGAGGACAAAATTATAGTCACTCCCAGTAATGGTGCAGTGTTAGATTATGAATGCGATTCTTTTGGTAGAATTACTACAGTAACGCCTGTTAATCCTGGTATAGGTTTTACCTCATATCCAAGTATAACTATTCAAACTGAAACAGGAATTAATTTTGAAGCAATACCAGTTCTTGTGCCAGTTAGAGATCCTATTGTAGTAGATACGGCAAAACTTATTCAAGTCACAGATTTGGTTGGTCTTAAACAGAATGGTTATATTGATGGTAGAGCATATTATGGATCTGTATTTTATAAAGATAATGTTAGATATGCTGGATTCTATGAGACTCCGGGAGAACTTGTTCAAGTATATAATACCTTACAAGAAAGTATTGATGCTAAGGTTACTTCTGCGCCAACTGCAATTGAAAGATCTGGTACTGATACAGAACTCAGTTCTAACAATCCAAAACTCAATATTCCAAATACTCCAGAGAATTTTATTTGAAATGATTAAATAGTGTATACCAATTTATAATAATGGCAACTTCTCAGAATAGATTCAATAATAGATCTGGGTCACCCAGAAGTGCTGCATATGCATCTGGATCTCTTCCAGAAAACAACACTGCTAAGAAAAATTATACAGGACTTCGTTATGGTAATGATCATGGATCAATAAATTTTGGACATATTCACAAGTCTGGAGATTGTACTGCAGACGTATTATTGCAAGCTTCTGATGGGAGACACTCTATTTCTTTGGATAAAGAGGGTCCAAGAAAATCTTGTACTCAAATTACTGCCCCTGGTAGGATATCTATTGAATCTGGAGAAGACCTTACTGAAACTGAAGACTCTCTTTACATTGGTTCTTGGAATGGTAATATAGATATTAATGCATTAAATGGAAAAATCAGACTTATTGGAACTGATATTGAATTAATTGCAGTTGGTGAGGGTGGTTCCAAGGGGAATATTCGAATGAAAGCCCCAAGTGGAACAATAGAACTTGATGGTAAAAAGGTAATAATAAATGCAAAGGCAATGTACAAATTGGCAACATCTGGAAAAGCAGAAATTGCTGCTAATAGTTGCTTGAGTATCTATAGTTCTGTAATAAGAGGCGTGACGGATGCTGTTGCAAATAAAGATGGAAAAAATGGGGGTAGAAACTTCCAAGTCAAACAATCTGAATTTTAAGGAGATAAAAAATGGCACAATGTTCTGATGATCTTGCTTTGGGTGGACAGTTGATGGTCGGTGCAGGGCTTCCACCTATGATGGGTGTTGGTCCTGGAAAAATTAATGGATCTGCTTTTGTTGAAGGTCCTATGCAAATTGGTGCAGCTAAAGAATATGGCAGTGTTGATGCCACAATGATGGTTGGCAGAACTTTCAATTCTGATTCTAGATCTCCATTTTATTCTTTATGGGCAAAACTTTATTCTAGATTTCAAAGTTTTGTAAGAGTTGATTTACTTCTAAAATCCAGATATATTGAAGCTGAAGTTGTAAGAACAAGAGTTCTTCAGGCAACAATTAAGAATTTTGTAATTGATCATCCAACAAAACCTGGTAAGAAATTAGTTCACACTTGCCTTGAAGGACCGGAAAATGGCGTTTACATTCGAGGAAGAGTATTAAATAGAAACTACATTGAACTTCCAGATTATTGGAAAGAACTTGTGGATGTAGAAACAATTACAGTTTCTCTAACTCCAATTGGATCTCATCAAGACATTATTGTAAAAAGAATTGATGAAGAAAAGGTGCATTTGCAGTCAAAGGCAAATATGCCAATAAATTGTTTTTATCATGTTTTTGCGGAGAGAAAAGATGTTAGACCTTTAGAAGTGGAGATTGACGGATAATGGCATTTACTTTTCAAAAATACGGAACATTTGCCGGACCTGGGGTTGATATAAACTATAGAAATAATGATGATTTTTCTTTAGATCCTTTTGATGGATACTGGAATATTGATGATGTTTCCATGGTTCTTGCAAATGTAGTTGAATCGCCATCTGATTATGTTTATATGCATTTGAATGGATTTGACACTTCTGTTGTTACTTTAGAAAGAAGTCAGGGAAATATTCCTAATTTTAATGTAAACGCAAATCAAACAACTTTTAGTGGTAATGTTGATATTGGGGGGGATCTTACTGTAGAAGGTAATTTATTGGTCGAAACTATTTCTGGAACTGCTTGGTCAAATTTAGTTAGTGATGTAAACAGTAAGAAATCTTTTGATATTTCTCATCCCTCAAAGGGAGGATATAGACTTAGATACATTTGCCTTGAAGGACCTGAGGCAGAAGTTTATTTTAGAGGAAAACTTTCTAATGGAAATGTTATAGAACTTCCAGATTATTGGAAAGATTTGGTTGATATTGAAACTGTGGGTGTAACTCTAACCCCCATTGGGTGTTATCAAGAACTCTTTGTAGAAAAAATTGAATGGGGAAGTAAGATTATTGTAAAAAATAATGCAGGTGGTGCCGTTAATTGTTCTTACGTTGTCTATGGAGAAAGAAAAGATGTTGATAAAAATATTTCAGAATATCAAGGAACAAGTCCTGCCGATTATCCTGGTGACAATTCTCAATATGTGATTAATGGTGTAAGGGCTTGACGCCCTCTCCAGGACCTGCTATGATACCTAGGTAATCAACGGACGACCGAATGCAAGACGAGTACCTCTCACGCTGCGTGGTTGACCCTATCAAACGTACAGTGTACTTGTACTCCAATGAAGGGTCAGAAAAACAATTGACATGTGATACTGTTGAAGAGTTTATGAACGTGCTAGAATTCGTTCGTGCTACAGTGGATGAAGAGACACTCTCATACGCAAATCCACTTTAAGTTCCATTTTTGGTCGAAAAAAATCCCGGTAAAAATTCTCACACGATACTTTTTTCAAAATGCGTCCAGAAACACGAGAATCAATGGAAATGCTGTTCGCAGCAAAGTGGAATGTTCCAACGGCAGCAAAGAATTGTAATCTTACAAACAAAGAAATGAAGATTACATTTAATGAATATTGCCGTTTACATCCTCCAACTTATGTGGTAGAATCAGGTAGTCAACTCAGTTTTTTCTGAGTTTTTATGCGAGTATGGTGGAATCGGTAGACACACCAGACTTATGAAAATTGAGCCTCATTTGGGAAACCTTGTGAGTGTAACTCCTCAAATTCGGTGAAACCTGTAAAATGGCAATACCGAGCCAAGCATCGTAAGATGAAGGTGTAGAGACTAGACGGGGAGCACCTAAACCAAAAGGTATGGTGAAGGTATAGTCCAGACCACAAACCGAAAGGGTAGTGAAAACTATAGTGGTACGAAAATCTGTTGAGCGTATGCTCGTGGGAGTTCAAGTCTCCCTACTCGCACTGAGGTTTAACCTCTAAATAGTCAAAAGTAGTAGGAAAACTCCTATGAAGTACAGAATTGATGCCGCATATGTCTGGTACAATCGCGGAAGACAAATTGTTTTAATGTACTTTATAAATAAAATTCCTTTTACTTTTGATGAACTCGATGACGAATCTTTATTCGACTTAGAGTTGATCAAATTAGCAGACAATGAAAGACGCTTTGAACCAGAGGACTTGTATCAATCTTCTTACTATCTTATGTTAGAAGAATGTCATCCTCTTATGTTTGAGTTGGATTTAGAAAATCCTGAAATGTTGCCTGTTGATTAATTTGCTGGTGTAACTCAATTGGTAGAGTAATTCTTTTGTAAAGAATAAGTTGCAGGATCGTGCCCTGTCACCAGCTTGAGTTCTATAACTCCAAAATGTCACTTATTTCACAAAGAGATAGAGAAGTTGCTGTAAAAGCACTTGAGCATTATTCATCTTTCGTAAAAGACGAATCTGATAAGATGGAACTGAATGCTCTTATAAATTGGATTAAATTAGAGATTAGTAAAAATGAATAAATATCATTACCTGTGACCGGCAAATTTACAGGAGGAGGGTGAAAATCCCTCCATTTTTATATAAATAATAATGCCGGTTACAGAGTAGAACTATGTCAAAGTATGATTTTCTTCATCAACTTGAAGAGGATGAAGAGTGTAAAGAATTAAGAGATTACCCTGGATATTTTATTACTACGAAAGGAAGAGTTTGGAGCAGTATAAAAGGAAAGGGTAGATGGATGAGTTCATATAAACAAGGGCAATATTATTGGGGGGTTATGATTGGTGGAAGAAATGGTGGCAATAAACTTATACATCAATTGGTTGGAAGAAATTTTTTAAATGAATACAGAATTGGACTGAAAATCCTTCATAAAAATGAAAATCTAGATCATCCTAATATAAATTTTTTAGATAACCTTTATGTAGGAACTCAAAAAGATAATATTATAGATAAAAATACAAAAAATAGAGGAAGGCACGGCGGAAAACAACATTTGAGTATAAAGCAGGTTGAAGAAATTAAAACTATGTGGTACAATAGTAGTGGAGAAACCGTTAATAAATTTTCTACAAGAATATGTGAGTTATATGGAGTTAGTAGAACTACAATTTCTTATATCATAAAAGAAAAAACTTGGTATTATGTTTAGAAAGGAGGTAGATCAATTAAAATAAATCTCTGGTACTGTAAAGATATGAGTCAATGGAGATGGACTCTTACTGATGACTCGCGACCTATCCTTAAACAGGAATCTGGACAAAGACCATTTCTTAGGGATGCAATGAATGACGTTGCAAATACAGTAGAATATATGTTAGAATGCAAACAAAGTGAGTAAAAATACTTAGATGAAGAGTGAGTATTTTATAGATAAGGTAGGTAAGGAAGAAATCAAAGATCTTCTTTATACCTACCATTATCTTAAAGACGAATCGAAGGATTTCAAAAGTGGATATAATTACTCACTTTACCGCAAGTCATTCACAGACATACTTAATATTGGCGGGTCTATTGGTGCTTGCATTTTCAGTACTCTCCCAGTTCCAGAAATTGCAGTAGGAGCATTTGGACTAGAAAGAAATCAACAAGAAGGCATATACGAATTATCAAGACTTTGTATACATCCTGATATTCAAAAAGAAGAATATAATATCACATCTTGGTTCGTCAGTCGTTGTATAAGGAGATTTAGAAAAGATGCCCGCGTTCGTGCTATTCTTAGTTACGCTGACAATAATCACCACACTGGAATTATATACAGAGCTTGTAATTTTCAATACTATGGTTTGACTGATAAGAAATCTGACTTTTGGATTAAACAATTAGATGGTTCATTTATCAAACACTCAAGAGGTGCTATCAAAGGATTAGATGGAGAGTGGAGAGAGAGGAGTAGAAAACATCGGTATTTAATGATATTTGATAGGGAACTAAAAAAACGCTTGACATGGAAAGAAGAATTGTGGTATAATACAAAAGGCGATACTTAACCAAACTCCTTCCGTGTGCTTCAGAACCTCCCTCGTGGAGGTTTTGTTGTATGATAAATAATCCATAACGGAAACTATAAGTGTTAATAAAATGGGTCTTTCACGCCTTAATAATTTTCTGAAGTCTGCGAGAGGAACAGTTCTCTACGTTAATCCTAATGACTTAGATGCCACTGATAGTATTGAAAATCAAGGTAACTCTTTGACTCGCCCATTTAAAACTATTCAGAGAGCATTAATTGAGTCTGCAAGATTTTCGTACCAGAAAGGTTTAAGTAATGATAGATTTAATAAAACTACAATTATTCTTTACCCTGGAGACCATATTGTAGATAATCGTCCTGGATTCATCCCTGATGGTGAAGGTATTTTTCTTCGTAGAGACGGAACAGTAACAAATGATTTCCCACCATATGATTTAAGTACAAATTTTGATTTAACAAATTCAGCAAACCAACTTTATAAACTTAACAGTATTCATGGTGGCGTTATTATCCCTCGCGGAACTTCGATTGTTGGGTTGGACTTAAGAAAGACTAAAATAAGACCAAAATATGTTCCAAATCCATTAAATGATAATATTGAAAAATCAACTATTTTTAGAGTTACTGGTGGATGTTATTTCTGGCAGTTTTCTTTGTTTGATGCTGATCCAAATGGACAGTGTTATATTGATTATACTACCAATCTTTTTGTTCCGAACTTTTCTCACCACAAATTAACTTGTTTTGAATATGCTGATGGTGTAAATGAAGTAAGTATAGATGATGAATACATTACCAATAGAAATTTTGGTAGAACTGATCTTGAAATGTATTATGAAAAGGTTGGTCTTGTTTATGGACAATCATCTGGTCGTCCTATTGAACCAGATTATCCAAGTTCAGGTCTTGATATTGAACCAAAAATCGACGAATATCGTATTGTTGGATCAACTGGATTTACTGTAGGTATAGCAAGTATAATATCAGGAGATGGAATAACTCCTGGTACAACAGTCACTGTAACTACAGAAGATGCTGTTCCTGGATTAGATGTAGATACCCCATTTAGAATTGAAGGTGTAACTGCAGATGGTTATGATGGACAATTTGTAGTTACTGAAAAAATATCAGATACTATAATTAAATATCAAGTTCAAAACGAACCAACTCTTGCATTATCTACTTCTGAAGGAGCAACTCTTACATTACAATCAGATACCGTAAGTTCAGCATCTCCCTATATTTTTAACATCTCTCTTCGTTCCGTATATGGAATGTGTGGAATTCTTGCTGATGGGGATAAAGCAACTGGATTTAAATCTATGGTTGTTGCACAATTCACTGGAATTGGACTTCAAAAAGATGATAGGGCATTTGTCATTTTCGATGAAGAAACCGGATTATATCAAGATAGCTCAGTTCCAGGCAATGAGACTTTAAGTAATAATTCTAGATCTATTCATAATCCAGAGTGGAGAAATTTCCACATTAAAGCTACTAATGATGCATTTATTCAAAATGTTTCAATTTTTGCAATTGGTTATGCGGAACATTTTGTCACTGAAAGTGGTGGCGACATGTCAATCACTAACTCAAACTCTAACTTTGGATCTAAAGCATTAGTTGCTAGTGGATTTAAGAGAAATGCTTTTCCTCAAGATGATCTTGGGTATATCACACATATTATACCCCCAAAAGAGGTTTCCTTAGATGAATTTACTTATGAATTCAATGCTATTGATGTCGCAAAAACAATTTCTTTTGGGTCAACTGGAAACTTATATCTTTATGGTCAAACAAACTCAGATGTTTACCCTGATAATGTGATTGAGGGGTATCGTATAGGTGCAAGACAAAATGATAGACTAAATGTACTTGTTTCTTCATCGGGAACAGTAACGGAATATTCTTCTAGAATTGTAATGCCACAGTCTCAGACAAGTTCTGAGAAATCATTTAATGTTACTAATAATTCCAATAATGTATTGACCATTGGAGCGCATACTCTGACAAATGGGGAAAAAATTAGATTTTTAAGTGATATTGGAAAAATACCAGATGGACTTTTAAATAATCAAGTTTATTATGCAATCACACAGGTAAATGATGTTGGAATAGGAACGACTCAGATTAAAGTTGCAAAGACTCTAAGTGAGTCTCTTACACATACAAACACATCTCCAAAAAATATAACTTTCAATACTAAAGGAGGTTCTTTAAAAGTTGTAAGTAGGGTTTCTGATAAAATATCAGGTGATATTGGACATCCAATTCAATTTGATACTACGAGAAATCAGTGGTATATTAGAGTAGCATCGGCAAGCACTGAAAATGGAATTTATAATGTAATTGTAGGATTAGGAACAACTGCTCTTGGGGAAGCAACATCAAGAACGTATATCAAACGTAAAAAAGACAATAGATCTTTATCCGAAAGAATATATCGTGTCAGATATGTTATACCAAAAGATGTAGGTGCATCCAACGTAAGACCACCAAGTGATGGATATATTTTACAAGAATCAAACACTTCTATAGGATCTACTGATGGAGAAGTGCAAACTTATTTTGGTAGTGGATCAATTAGCAATGCAAATGACCAAAGAAACTTCAGATTCATTGCCAATGCAAATTGGCAAAGTAATATTGCAAATGTTTCCACAGAACTTCCACACAACTTAACTATCGGTTCTCAAGTTGAAATAATAAATGTAGAGTCTAGTTTAAATCCTACTGGAGTAGGTAATTCTGGATTTAATGGCACATTTTCTGTCACAGGAATTAGTAGTGCAAAACATTTTTCTTTCAGTTTATTAGATAATCCAGGATCTTTTGCAAATAATACTAATTCTAGGGATACAACCCTCCCGTATTTTAAGAAAAAAGAGCATAATAATACATACTATATTTTTAGAAATGAGCAAGTTCAAAAGTTTACACCACAAGTTGAAGATGGTATTTATTATTTGACAATTTTAAATTCATCTGTTATTCCGTCAGTTAATTATTTTACAGATGAAAAGTTTTCGCAAAATGTCAAAAACTTATATCCACAACTCGATAAGGATAATCCAGTATCAGATCCAATAGAGGCAAAATCTTTTGCACAATCTTCATTAATTGGAGAAACTTTAGTTGATGAACCAAAAAATAGTATTACAAAAGAAACTATTTCTAAGAATTTAATAGATGTGGGCGTTGGAATTGGTGTTACTAACATTGTTTCAACAAGTTCAACTATTCACACTATTCATACCTCAATTGATCATGGATTAAATCGTATCACCAAAGTTTCAATTGCAAGTAGTGGACTTGGATATGGATTTGCATCTGCAGGAGATCTCTATAATGCACAATTGGTAGGTATTGGAACATCTATTACAGGAAAATATGCAACGGCAAAGGTAACAGTCAATGCGGCTGGTAATATTACCAACGTAGTTATTATGGATGGTGGTAGTGCTTATGGGATAGGAAATTCTTTATCTGTTGTTGGACTCTCAACTTTTGCTGGATTTACTACTGCAATTGTAAATGTAACCAAAATTTATAATAATGTTGGAGACTCTATAAGAATTAATGGTGTAAGTTCAGAATCTTATTCATCTTTCAACAATCTTTATAGAATAACTGGAGTTGGTGTAGGATCTGCAAATAGTTTTACTGTAGAGTCTTCTGTTGGAGTTTCTACATGGGTTTCTAGCACTGGCATTGGATCAGTTGTAACTTCAAATTCAACAGCATATTTAACTGGAGAGACTTTAAGAATTAGTTCTCTTGTATATGATAGAGTTAGTGGAATCGCTACAGTTATAACCCAAAACAGACATGGACTTAAGATTGATTCAAAAATTAGAATCGGTGGAGCAAATCAATCACTTTACAATGGAGACTTTGTAGTTACAGAAAATGTTGGACTTACTTCATTTAGAGTTAAGATTGGAATAGGAACAACTGCACCAACAGCTACTGGAACACTATATGGTTATAGGGGAGGTGTAACTTCCAATGAAGGTATTGTTACAATTGATAATGAAAATTTAAATGGAAGAATGACATCAATTTATGCAGGAATTACGACTACTCTATATTCTGCAATAAATGATGTTACTACTGAAAGCATCACTCTTAATGGAATTGATAGTTTAGATGTTAAAATTGGAGATTATTTTGCAATCGATGATGAAATTGTAAGAGTAAAAACAACAGTTCCCAATAATATTAGTGCTGGAACTCCAATTTCAGTGTTTAGAAGTGTTCTTGGAACAAAAGCATCTACTCACATTAGCAATTCTGTTGTAAGAAAAATTCGTCCTCTTCCAGTAGAACTTAGAAGACACTCTATTTCTCGTGCATCTAGTCATACATTTGAATACGTTGGATTTGGTCCGGGAAATTATTCAACTGCATTTCCAGATAGACAAGATCGACAAATTTCTTCACAAGAGGAACTTTTAGGACAATCTACCAGAAAAAATGGTGGAATAAACTTCTATACTGGAATGAATGATAAGGGTATTTCATATTCCGGAAACAAAAAACTAAGCACAGTAACCGGTCAGGAAGAAATCTTTGATACTCCTATTCAAACTATTACGGGCGAAGACATTTCCGATTTTCCAAGTATTAATGTCATCAGCGCAATTGAAGGTAATTTTGGACGTTCCATCACGATATCTGGAGGTTCAAATAAAAATTCAGTTTCTGAATTTAATGGTCCAGTAATTTTTACAAATAAATTAACTTCAAATTCGCCAAAAGGAATTGAGGCAAACTCTTTATATTTGCAAGGAGATGCTGTTGTTTCTAGAAAATTCACTGTGGGTGTTTCAACGCCAACATCTGCAGGAAATCCTGGTGATGTTGTTTATCTTGACAACCCAACAAAAACTGGATTTGTAGGGTGGATTTATACAAAAGAAAATGCATGGTTCCGTTTTGGTGCAATTAATGAAGCTAGTGTTTCAAACTCCCCAATTTTTGATACTCTTGGAATTAATACTATCACTGCTGGAGCAAATAGATTATTAGTAAATTCCGGAACAAATCAATTCTCAGTCACTTCTTCTGGTGGAGTTGGGATAGGAACAACTGATAGAGGATTTAAATTAAATATATCTGGAAATGCCAACATTTCTGGAAATTTAAATATCTCCGGTGTTTTAACTGCATCTAATTTTGTAGGTGATGGTTCTTTAATTACAAATTTAAGTTTACCTGCTAGTGGATGGACTAATACTTCCAATGAAGTTTATAATACTGACTTCAAAAATGTTGGTATTGGAACATCTGTTCCAAGATTTATGTTTGAGGTTGGGACAGTTGGAATGTCTTCAACAAGCATTTATGTCAATGGTCAAGCAAGATTTGTAGGTCTTATTACTGCAAATAATATTAATGTGAGTGGAATTATAACAGCAACTTCATACAATCTTCAAAGTTCTTCTGGAAGAATTACTGCTGGGATAATCACATCTACTAATTTGGTTGTAGGAACTTCTGGAACTGCTCTTATAACATCTAGTTCTAATATTGGTATTGGAACTCTTACACCAAGAGCAAAATTGGATGTTGAAGGTCTTACAAGACTTAAAACTTATTCCGAATCTATTACTACCCTGACAAGTGCATCTAATTTTGTTACTATTGATCTTTCAGTTTCACAAACATTTGAATTGACTCTAACTGAAAATATAAACTACTTTGTAATTGTAAATCCACCAGCAAATTCATCTTCATTTACAATTAAAATAACACAAGGTTCAAGTGGTGGTTATACTGTTGATTTGGATGATTTTAGAAATATTGGATTAAATTCAATTCCAGTATATTGGCCTGGTGGAGGTATTGTTCCAAATGTTACCTCAACTGCAAATAGAAGTGACATTTATTCTTTCCGATTATTTGACGGTAACAATATGTCAACTGTTGGAATGTACGCCGTTGTGGTTGGACAAAACTTTATAAACTGAGGTAAAAACTAATGCCAGCAAATAATAAGCAGACTACTCTCGATCTTAATGGTCCTATTTTATCATTTATAGTACAACCTTCTTCAATTTCGGCTTGTGGTATTGTAACTTTTGTTGGAATTGCAACAGCAACTTTTCCATCACAAACACCTTCCAATTCAGCCACTCCAACAGGTTACATCTCTTACAAATGGTACGCTCAAGACACTCAATCATCTACAGTTAAGTTAACTGATGGATCTTTTAATGGAGCAACTATTTCCGGTTCCTCAACTAATACTTTAACAATAGATTCTCCTGTTTATCTTAATAAGTATAAATTTTTTGTAGAAGCGGATTATATTCCTTCAGCATATGTAGTTTCTGGATCTGATGTTACTGCTGGTACTGCAAGATCTACCGGTAATGCTATTAATGATCCAATAAATTCCAATACTGCAGTATTGACTGCATACCCAGAAATTACAATCATTCAACATCCAAGATCTGTTACATTGGAAGAATCTGTTTTGAGGATTATAGATGGTTCTGGGACTGATACGTATCTTAAATTAAAAGACACTCCTTTTTATAATGACTTTGATCCGGGAAAAATATATACAATTATTTCAAGTAATGATGTTAAAGTTGATGTCCAAGTTTCAGGTGCAGGTGGAGGTTCATCTTATGTTGGAGATGCAAAATCTGTTGGTGGTAACGGTGGTCTTTCTTCTGGCAAACTTACTCTCCTTGCTGACAAAGAATATAAGTTAATTGTTGGTGGTGCAGGAGGAAATTCTTTAGGAACTCCAGGTATTAATGGAGGTGGGAGTAATACTAGAGGTGGTGGCGGCGGCGGTTATAGTGGAATATTTTTTGGATCCGTATCACAAAATAATGCACTAATAATCGCTGGTGGTGGCGGCGGTGGTGGAACTTTATTTGGAACTAATTATATTTCTAATGTTTATCATGTGTTTAATAATAGTTTGAACAGGCACGAGTTAACACAAACTAGTCGAGATATTACTGTTAACTATGTTGGAGCAAGTGCAGCTGATGGTTTACCTTGTAGTAATAATTTATCATATAAGCATTACCAAATAATTTTTAAAACTCCTTTTACGGATGATACTTATTCTATTGAAATCACTAATATAGCACAACAAACTGCAGGTGGAGGATATAAAAGTATTAGCAATAGTGGAATATCAGAAAAAACTAAATTTGGATTTAGGATTTGGTTCTGTGCAAATGGATATAATAGTTATGTGAGATCTTTTTCTATTCGCACTAATGGTCTAAAGGAAGGATTTAACTATCAACAAGAGGCATCTACTGGAGGTGATGGTGGAGGTTCTTCTGGAAAAAATTCCAATGCTATTGGAAGTGGTAAAGCAGGAACTCAGTCTTCTGGTGGTATAGGTGGCCAAGGTAATGGGACTCCTGGAAATCCTGGTACTATCCTGACCGGAGGATCTGGGGCTGGTGGCGGTGGTGGTGGATATTATGGTGGTGGAGGAGGAGTAATAAGTTCTAATTCAGCGTCTTTAACTGATGGTGGTGGAGGAGGAGGTTCTGGATATCTTCATCCAACATTAATTACTGATGGATCTACAAAACAGGGAGCAGGAGCATCTGCCTCAACTGATGGTTCAATATTACTTGATTTTGAACCAATTACTTCAACTGCTCAGGAATTTGAAGCAACTTTTTCTGTTAATGCTGAAGTAGATGATGATTCTGACAATCAAATTTTATATCAATGGCAATTAAATGGTGTTGATTTGGTTGATGGAGCAAGCACAAAAGAAACCAAAAAAATAATTAGAATTCCATCAAATAAGTATGGATATCCAGCAAATTCCCTTTTAAGACTTCCTCTTTGGGACAAGAACTCAGATTCTGTTTTGGATTTAATCGACCTTACCAATGTTGCAAACACAGTTACTAATACCGGGGTATCATGGGTAACAGGTGGAGGAAAATTCTATAATGGATATGCATATTTTAATGGAAATTCGCATCTTGAGATATCTCCTACTTCTGATTTTAATTTTGGACTAGGTGATTTTACCGTAGAATCTTGGGTATATTTTACTCAAAGTGGAATTAATGAAATATTTTCTTGTGGACCTTATACGACTGAGAGAAGTGCAACGTCAGCAAGATCCCAAAGTACATATCCAACTACAAATGATGGGTGGTATACTAGAAGTGGAGTACAACAAGATAATCCATATACTAATGTAAGACAACTAGTAATTCGTTGGGGAGGAACTACAATTTATGATAGTTCCAAAAACACAAACATACCTATACCTTCAAGTAATTCTGGTGTAACTGTTGGAAATTATACTTATTTTCCAATTTCAGGGAGAACAGGCACTTCTCAATATGGATGGTCAAGCGATTACAATAATGCATTTAATGTTTATAGAGTTTCTTCTTCTTTTACGATTAGAAAAAATTTATCATCACAACTTGAGGCATCTGTAGCAGGAACTTTTGTTTCCGGTGGAACTTTAAATTTATATACTTGGCATCACGTAGCAGTGTCAAGAAAAGAAGGGTCTATTAAGTTGTTTATTGATGGAAAAACAGTTGCCACTCAATCTTGGAGAGATATAAACATTAAGTCATCTTCTCCTGTTTTAATTGGAAAGGCATTGAATGCAATTCAAGAATATCCTATAGTTGGAAGAATGCAAGACTTTCAAGTATATGGAATTTCAAAATATACATCGGATTTTACTGTTCCTTTATCTGGAATGGTTGACTCAAGCCTTGTTTTGGATTTGCCTTTATGGGACGAAGGTACAGGAACTTTAAAACTTACTGATTTATCTCCAAATAAAAAAACAATAACTGATGAGTTAACTTATGGAAAGTCGCCCTTATGGAATAAGGGTACTGGGAAATTTTATGGAGGTGCTGCTTATTTTAATGGAAAACATTATTTGAATGTTGGGTCAAGTCAAGACTTTAATTTTGGAACTGGAGACTTTACTCTAGAATTGTGGTGCAAATTTTCTACATGGACTACTGCTACTACGGAAGTTTTAGTAAATGTTGGTGAAGGTGGTAGTGGTAGGGGAATACGGTTTGCATTATCTAGGAACAGTGTCGAAGGGGCCACTTTTTATCTCGCAGACATAAATTCGCGTAGATCAATTGGAACTGTTAGTAATTTGAAAATTGGAACTTGGAGGCATTTAGCAGTTTCTAAGTCTTCCACATCTGTCAAATTTTATGTTGATGGCAAATTAATATCATCTACAAATACTTCTTCGTGGTCATCTGGAATATTTGGTGGAGATTCGTATGGTTATATTGGATTGTTACGTGGTTCTGAACCAAATTATCCTCAATGTTATATGCAGGACCTTAAAATTTATAAAGGTCTCAATAAATATCCAACAGAATTTACTCCCAACCAAAACTCTAGCATATCGCTTCAATCGGATACTTCCTCATATATTGAAAAATCTATTACTAGTGTCAGTGGATCCAAGACAAAAAATCTTACCATATCCACAGATGATGTTTCTTATAATTTGTTAAGATGCAATATAACACATCCAACAGCTTGTAATTCTCCATTATACACAAATAGTGTTGAGTATAATGTTATATCGACATATCAAATTGCCCCAACAGTTGTTCCGGATGAACCTGTTACTCCCCGTGCTATTTTAGAAATGGAAGTTTATTATGCTAATGCGACAATGGATTCCAAAACTATTAATCTTTCTACTGAAGGATCATATTCGATATTTAGAACAGTAGAATCAGAATTAATACAAAATACTAATATTACATCTTCCGATACTATTTGTTTATATGCAAAAGAGAGAGATCTTTATGTTGAAGTAGAAATGTATGGGTCTTCTGGATCTGGGGCTGGTGGCGGTGGTGGTAGTAATAATGGTGGAGAGGGAGGATATTCAAAAATTAGATTTTTGATGAAAAAGAATGAAGAATATATTTTGCGTGGAATTAAATCACAAGGTGCTCTTTGGTTATATAGAAAGGCAAAATTAATTGCTTGTGTTGGCCAAGGTGGATCTTCGGGAAAAGGTATCTCTAATAAAGTGGGCGACCGTGGCGGCCGAGGAGGTGGAGTTGGTGTAAGTGGCGAAAATGGATCAAATAAACTTGGAGTAGGCGGAAAAGGTGGCGTAGCAATACAGTCCGGACAATTATCAGGAAATGGAATTTTTGGTTCCTCATCTTCAGAAGTTTTTATATATCCAGAGGACTCAAGAGCCACAAGAAGTCAGACTGGAGGTGGTGGTAGAACAATTTCTTGTACAAAAGGTGTATATTGGAGGAAGCAAGGAAAAACTGCGTGTGAGGATCTGGGTAAAATAAAATTTTTCTTAGGTGATGGAACAGTAATTCAAAATAGTGCCCAAATTGACAGAGGATATAAGGATGGATATCCTATAAATCAAACTGGTGGTGCTGGACTTAGTTTTACTGGCGAAGGAGGGCATGGGGCAACAGGCGGAAATTCCGGAAGTGGGGATTCACTTCTGGGTGCTGGCGGCGGTGGATCTGGATATCATGATGGATCAGTAAGTGTTATAGAAACAACTCTTGGTGGAAATTCATCAAGAAATACTAGATTTGTTATAAGGGATATAAGCGAAACTCCAAATGATTTTGGCGATTTCTACCAAGATTCTACAGGAAGAATATTAATATTTTCTGCTGCTACTGCAGGTAAAGATCCAAGAACTCTTACAAAAACTATTGGAAAAGTTCTTCCTGGGACAGATGCATGTATTGATGATGCAAGATGGCAGAGATTTTTGGAACTTGCTGCAACACAAGATTATCGTTTAACTGCTACTCTTGATGGAAGAACAACATCAATTACAAAAGCACAACCTTTTAATATTAGAAGAATGCTCAATGCAAATTATGTTAAACTCAAAACTAGTTTGACTGATTGGCAACTTGTTCAATATGCATATCCTCTATATTGTTTAGCATGGGACGAAACCAATCTTTCTTCTCCTGGATATGGTAGTGATTATTCTATTCTTTCTTGGTCAGGAACTAATTATTATTATGGATATTATGGAGATTCTTCTAACTCATTCTTTTCTACAACAACATATAGTCATACTACTGCCAATTACTGGATTCTTCCTCCAGGAGTTCCTGATTTTTAATTATAAATAACTAATAATCTAACTGGGGGAGAGTGAACCCAAATGGCAATTAATAAGAATTTTGTCGTAAAGAACGGGTTAGAAGTCGATACAAATCTTATTATTGCAGATTCTAATTCTAATCGCGTTGGTATAGGAACTACTCTCCCCCAATATAAATTCGAAGTTACTGAAGATATTGGGTCAAAAACTTTATATGTTGGTCCATCCAAAAATACATTTTCAGTTGTTACTGGACCAACTGGACTTGGAAATTCTGTAGGAATTGGAACGTCCTTACCTGGATATTTGCTAGATATACAATCTCCAGTAAGTACTGGACAAACTGCTGTTTATGTAAAAGGTGACGTTAGAGTTACTGGAATATCAACAATTGAAACTTCATTATTTGTAACTGGAGGTCCTATAGTTGTTGGATCGGTTTCTCCGACAGGAACAGCAAATCAGATATTACAACTTCATACAGGTGGAGCTTATATTGCTGATAATGTCGGTATAGGAACAACCACTCCGGGAGCAGAATTGCACGTAGTTCCAACATCAACCGGTATTGCAGGACTCTTTTCTGGATCAACTTCTGCAGATTTGGTTAGAATTACTCAATCAGGGTCTGGAAATGCATTAGTTGTTGAAGATACTGCAAATCCAGATTCAACTCCCTTTGTTGTAAGCACTATTGGTAATGTAGGACTTGCAACCACAAATCCAACGTCAAAACTTCATGTTATTGGTGATGTATTAGTAACTGGTATCTCCACATTTAACAATAGAGTAGACGTTGATACCGATTTAAATGTTGATAGAAATGTAACTGTAACTGGAATCTCTACATTTACCAATTATATTGATGCTAATGGTGGTGCTTATATTGATAACATCCAAATAGGTATAAGTGGTGATAATGAAATTGATACTACCACAGGTATTTTAACTCTTGATTCTGCTGCAGGACAAGTAACCGTTGATGATAGATTATTAGTAACTGGTATCTCCACATTTAACAATAGAGTAGACGTTGATACCGATTTAAATGTTGATAGGAATGTAACTGTAACTGGAATCTCTACATTTACTGGTAATGTAGATGCTAATGGTGGTGCTTATATTGATAACATCCAAATAGGTATAAGTGGTGATAATGAAATTGATACTACGTCTGGAATCTTAACGATTGATTCTTCTGCCGGTCAAGTAACCGTTGATGATAGATTATTAGTAACTGGTATCTCCACATTTAACAATAGAGTAGACGTTGATACCGATTTAAATGTTGATAGGAATGTAACTGTAGTTGGATTTTCTACCTTTAATAATCTTGTAGATATTGATACCGATTTAAATGTTGATAGAAATGTAACTGTAGTTGGATTTTCTACCTTTAATAACCGAGTAGACATTGATACCGATTTAAATGTTGATAGAAATGTAACTGTAGTTGGATTTTCTACATTCACCAATGGCCCTCTATTAATAGGCAGTGGAGCATCAACAGGAACCGCATCGCAAACACTTCAAGTTAATAGTGGTGGTGCTTATGTTTCTGGTAATGTTGGAATAGGAATTACAAATCCAACATCAAAACTCCATGCAGTTGGTGATGCATTGATTGTCGGTGTTGTAACTTCTAATGGTTTTAATGCGACTACTGGTAATGATTATAAAATTAATAATACTTCAGTTCTTACATCAACAACTCTAGGTTCTGGAGTAGTTAATTCATCTTTAACTTCTGTTGGAACTCTTGGATCACTTAACGTATCTGGTGTCACCACAACAGGAACTCTGAGAGTAGGGACTGGTGGAACTATAATCAGCACAACTTCAAATGGAGATACTGGAATAGGAACCACAAATCCAACATCAAAACTTCACGTTGTTGGTAATGAATTAGTTGTTGGTGTTGTAACTTCTAATGGTTTTAATGCGACTACTGGTAATGATTATAAAATTAATAATACTTCAGTTCTTACATCAACAACTCTAGGTTCTGGAGTAGTTAATTCATCTTTAACTTCTGTTGGAACTCTTACCGGACTCAATGTAACAGGAACAACTACTCTTGCAGTTGCAAATGCTACTAATTTAACTTCACAAAATCTCAATAGTACTGGATTCTCCACTTTTTCAGGAATTACTACAGTAACAACAACTTTATTTGTCAAGCAATTAAACGTTTCTGGTGTTTCTACTTTTAGTAGCGATATTCTGCCATCTGTAGACGCTACTTATAATATTGGATCTCCAACTAAAAGATGGGGAAATTTTTATGTAGATAGTATTACAGGAACACTGGCAGGAGGTGCTGCTACTGTCTCAGTCATATCGGATGCTCAAAATGCAACTAGATACTTAACTTTCTTCGAGGGAACTTCTGGTGTAGGATCTATTAGAGCAAATACTAATCTTACTTATAATCCAGGTACTATAACATTATCTTTGCAAAATGGTCCTCTATTAATAGGCACAGCAACCTCAACAGGAACAACATCACAAAATCTTCAAGTTACTGGTGGTGCTTATGTAAGTGGTAATCTTGGAATAGGAACCACAAATCCAACATCAAAACTTCACGTTGTTGGTAATGAATTAGTTGTTGGTGTTGTAACTTCTAATGGTTTTAATGCGACTACTGGTAATGATTATAAAATTAATAATACTTC